TCCGCATATCTAGTATCTGCTGGTGCATCGACAACGTTTACCGTTCCAGCAGCTATTGCAAAACATTTTAAAATCGGTGATGCAGTTGGAATGAATAACGTTGGTACTGGATTCGACAGGACTTCTGGTTCTGCTGTTTCCGCAGTTAACACTTCTACTGGTGTAGTAACTGTTGCTAGCGGTACTGCCTATGCCGATGGTGACGTAGCATTCATCTACAGTCGGGCTGGCCTAACTTCCATTGATGACATCGTTATGGAAGACGGAGCGGTTGTGGGTGGTGGTTCTGGTGGGGCCAACGTTAGGGCTTATGACTTAACTCAGGCTGGCAGGACGGCGGGTGATTGGAATGCTGGTGCTAGTGTTTCATATAACTCAGGTACGGGACGAGACTTGTCTCTAAACCTACTTGACACAGCTATTCAGAAGATTAGGGAGAATGGTGGAGAGCCGAAACTGATTCTTCTTGGGCATGACCAGTACTTTAAGCTAGAGAGGCTTTTGAACTCTAACCAGAGGTACATGGGACAGGAGGAGTATCAGGTAGGTATCGGTTCAGAGCGAACTTTCCCCGGCACTCGAACTGGTCTTGTGTTAGCTACGTATCAGGGAATTCCAATTCTTCCAGATGCTGATGTGCCGAAGTCGGTTTCGACTGCGGATGCGGTGTTGGGAAGTAACGTCTATGTTTTAGATACAGACTATCTTGAAATTGCAGTTGCTCAACCTACTCAGTATGTTGAGAACCGTGACTACTTCGCAGCCAATGCGCTAGTGGTTCGTGGTTTGCTATATACCATGGCAGAAATGCGATGCAAGAACATCTTTGTTCAAGCTAAGATTGCAGACTTGAACACTTAATAGACTCTAGGTATAATGGGGCGTAAGCTATAAATCTTACGCCCCTAATACCTTTAATAATTTTTGTAATGGAGGATAACAATATGGCAAAGCATACATTTAATATGGCCGATGTAACGGGCGATACTAAAGTTATTGCACGATCTTCATACGGTTACGATTGGAATTATTTGGCCGATGATGAAACCTTTCTTTTTGGTAGTACGGACGAAACTGCTTTCAGTGTCAAAAATATGATTCCGGGTACTGGTATTTCTACTGGGTCTGGTACTGTTTGTAAAGGTTCCGTCTTGCGAATGGGGGATGTCATCGAAACAACTATTATTATAGATTTAACAGGTCTAAACTCAGGTGATGCTGACGGTGATATTATTGGTGTAGCAGCAACGGCAAACTGTCATATTGGACAGATTACCGCTGCTAAGAATGGCACCATTACTCACGGCTATATGCAATGTGTGGAAACCCCAGCAGGTGGGGAGCCTGATATTGATTTGTTTTCTGCTACCGAAGCTACTGGTACGGAGGAAGCACTTGTCACTGGTTTGACCGAAACAGCTTTGTTGGCTACTGCGGTAGATTGGACAGGCATTCTAGCTCCTAAAGGAATTACTGCTGTTCCCGCTGCTAACGAGTATTTGTATCTAGCCGCCTCTGGTGGGTCTACAAATGCAACTTATACGGCTGGTAAATTTATCATTAAACTTTATGGGTCTTAAGTCATTAGGTAGCCATTTTCAGATAGGGGTGGCTACCTTTTAATGATGGAAACGAGGTTTATATAATGTAAATTTAGAGGAAGGTGTGTATTTATGGCCTCTAGAAAACAACAAGAGTCTCTTTCTATAGATTTAGCAGTTTATATGGAACGATTAGACACTTATATTTCAACGCAAAGTACTTTAAATGAAACGTTATGTAGAAGTTTAGATAAGGTTAATGATGAGCTAGACGATTTAAGGTCATGGAGAAACAAGATGTATGGCGCTAAAGCTGTAGCAATATTTGCAGGAATTCTTTTCGCTCATGCTACAGTAGTTTTAGGAGCGATATTAGGAATAATACGATTAAGATGGGGAGTGTAATTTATGGCAAATGAACGACATACCGATGCGAGGGGTTGGGAAATAGACTTTTCTACTAGGCAATCTGTCCATCCATATACAAGATACTCACCGTTTAGAGCAGCTACTTCAACTACAGTATCTACCTTATTTACTGTATCTAGAGGAGAAACCGCTACTAACTGGGTAACAAATCCTAGAGTTGAGGCTGCAGATGTTACTATGTTCACGGCAACTGGTTCAGCGATATCCAGAGATACTGGGCAAGCTTCATTAGGAACAGCTTCTTTACTTGTGAACCCAGCGAACTCCGACGCCGATGAAGGAGTTTATTGGGACTCTCCTTTAATACCTTTCAATATTAATCCTCAACATCTAACAGTTCAGGTCGAACATCGAGGCGCATCAGCTTCAGGAGCAGTGACTCTTGAACTAATGGATTCGTCAGGTACAGTTCTTGCAACATCAGGAACAGATAGTTTAGCAACTTCTTGGAGACGATTAACAGCACAATATACAGTTGCTGGCAGTACTGCAGCCGCGGCCTATAGATTATCTATAACTACTACTGCTCAACATAATATAAATTTTTATGTAGATAAGATTATGTTTGAGGTCAGAGAAGATACTACAGCAGTTTCTACTTATATAGATGGTGATAACGGAATTAATTATGAGTGGACAGGAACAGCTAACGCTTCTACGTCAATTAAGAAACCGGGATTAGCTCTTATTAAAGGAATATTCTTAAAGAATGAATCAGGAACTGCGGCTGATATCGTCTATGTAGCTTTTGATACAATAGCTACTTCTACTACTGGCATACCAATATTGGGTGGTGGTACGTTAGATACAAATTGGCCTTTAGGATTTACTAATAAGATTACCGTAATAGCTGCCCAAAATACTCCAACAGTTAGCGGAGTTGTTTGGGGAACTCATTACGCCTAGGAAGAGAATATAATGAGTATTGATCTCTATTCATGGGCATCAGATGATGCTGAAATAATGCTATTAGAAAAAGCTCAAAACGGTAGAACTACTGTTGAGGATATTCAAGGTGCATTAGAGGAATATCAAAAATTGTGGAAAGCTGGAATAGCTTCTAAAGCTGAGGTTTTAACACTCTCTCGTGCCTTTCCCGATGCTCCTGAATATACAGAAGCTGCTCAAGAATTTAATATTTCTGAACCATTAGTTATCGGTGGCCCAGCCTCTGTAGAATTAATTGATAGAGAAGGTCATATGATAACAACCGATGCTTTGGAACGGGCCTTTAAACGCTATATGGCTAACTTTCGTACTCGTAATGCTATGGTACTCCATAGTGATGTTCAAGTAGGTTGGGCATTACCAGCTTATATAAGTAAAGGTGGACAGATTTTTAAGTCTGGTGTAGACGATAAAGGACTATATTTTATTTGTGAAATCAGAGATGACACTCGTATAGCGCAAAGAGTTATAGATCAAATAAATGACGGTAAGCTTAAAAGTTATTCTATTGCTGGATCAGCCACTAAGACTCAAAACATGCAGAAAGGCTTAATGCCTTATATGCAAGTAGATGAAATGGAACTTGCAGAAGTAACTGTATGTGAAAAGGGAGTCAATCAGGGGGCTGGGTTTGACTTATTAAAGAGTCTGTCTACACCACAAGGTTCTTGTATTGATGGAAGTTGTTTGATTAAACTGGAGAAACGTGATGGTCAACTCAGTCCCGTAGAAGCAGGATTACGACAAGCCACTCCACCAGAATTAGAGGTTGGTATTAAATGTGAATCATGTCAGTATTTTATACGAACCGCTGAGGATGAGGTTGGAACGTGTGAATTGGTCATGGGTGATATACATTCTGAGGATTGGTGTAAATTGTATAGTCCTAATTTATCTTCTGAAGGAGGTGATCCAACATCTAGCGTAGGAAATAAACTTAATGTATTGGAGATAGTACTTATGGAAAATAAAAAAGGAAACATAGATTTTATTAAATCATTTGGTAAATGGCAGGAATTACAAAAATCTGAGGATTGTGCATGTATTGTAGTTGGTCATGATACTATATCTGTCTTTACAGATATATTAGCTAAAGCAGATAAAGACCCCTTGAATAATGGCAAATCTTTCAATACCTTACATAACTATGCTGCACGAGATGCGGAACATCATCAACTACTAAGAGAATATGGTTTTCCTTCGGAGCAACCCCTTGAAGGAATGAGGTATACACCTGTTGTAGAAGTGGAAACTAATGATTGGGGAATACCAATAAATCATAAACCTCCATGGACAGTTAATGAAGCTGGTCAAGAACTAGGAGATAAGTTAGATGAAGACTCTCCTGATTATCATAAGTCTGCAGCAGCTAAGGCTAGAAAGGCTGCAGCAGAATCTGATCATCCATGGTATTCACCAGAGATAAGTATAACTAAACAATTTCTAAACTATATGGATTTATTTAAAGCGGAGAATAATCCGTTTGCGATAGCTACTTCCCAAGCTAAAAAGCAGGGACATAGCAATTTTAAAGAAGGAAGTGTTGGGGATTCCCAAAGGAAGAAAATTGCTGAAGCAATAAAAAGAAATTAAGAACTAGAGGAGGTTTATATGTTTGGTTTTATATCGAACTTTCTAAGAGCGTTGGCACATCGGGAAGAGAATACTAGAGCTTTAGATAATTATTATCGCATAGAATACGCAAATGAGCTTGATAAACTTCCTCCATCTGTTAAATTGTTCAGGATTCAAGACCTGTGGGGAAACTATACTTATGAATATAAAATCATAAGTAATCAGCATATTAAGAAATACAGCACAGCCTTAAAAAATTATAGGGGGTTGAAAAGATAATGGGTAAAGTAAGACCGCAAATATTTTTAGCGATTCTTGTGCTAGGAATTTTAGCTGGAATAGGCGCTATGAATGGAGTACCTGAGCTTGCAACCGCAACAATTGGTGGAATCATAGCTTTGGGTATGAAAGTACTAGAAAATGAGTAAAGGGGGATCATATTCATGGTATATGTATACGAAGCTGAATTAACTAGTTGTTCTTGTATAGAAACAGGAAATTGTAGTTGTCTTGAAAATTATGGAGCAGAATGTGATTGTGAGTGTGATTGTGTTCTATGCATAATGAACGAGAACAAAGAATATAATAGTTGTGGTTGTGGTGGAAATTGTTCTTGTGGAAAATATTCTGAAGAGAATTATTTAAATGAACTTGGTGATGATTAATGAGCGGTTTCCATAGTCATTTAAGGACTAAAACACTATGACTTATATAGTTACTTCAACTTGTGTAGATGTATTAGATAAAGCATGTTTAGATGTTTGTCCAGTGGACTGTATTTACCTTGAGGAGGGTGTAGACCGTATGGTGTACATTGCTCCTGATGAATGTATAGATTGTGCTGCATGTGAGCCTGTATGCCCAGTAAATTCAATTTTTGCTGAAGATAGTGTACCCGAAGCTGAAAAAGCTTATATTCCCCTCAATTATGATTACTTTGAAAAAGATAAAGATACAGTAAGAGCAACACTAAATGAAATGGTTCCTGTAAAATAAAAGGAGATTATGCCTTTCAAAACAGGGCTTTTAAACTCTTGGGTAATGGTATAGGTCATCTTTTATCTTTAAAGCCCCTCTACGGGCTTCCTAGAGCGCCTTAGCTTTGGCAAAACATGTAGAAATTAGGAAAAACGCCTAAAAACTCCTTATTTAGTATAAAAATAGCAAATGACTACAGAAATAATAATCGACTTACCATACTCCCCATTACCTAATCAAGTCGAAATTAAAAATTCGTCGATACATGGTTTAGGTTTGTTTTCTGTGAAAGACATTCCACAAGGAATAGAGCTTGGAATAACACATATTAAACATAAGTTATTTCCAAATGGATGGATAAGAACTCCGTTAGGTGGATTTTACAATCATTATGAAAAACCTAACTGTTTTATCACAGATAAATTATTAATAGATAATACAGCAGTCAAAATATTGGTAACACTAGAACACATTCCAACGGATACAGAATTAACTTGTAAGTATTCTTTGTGGAATATTGATGTTTTATTAAAGCATATAGTTTAGTTATAATATTTTACATGCTTTCTATCAAAAGAATCTTGAAGGTCTTGTCTCGCTTTCTCATTAATAAACTTTCCAACTAGTTGTAAATAAGTTTTAGTGAAATTTGGCCCATGATGATCTGCTGGGCCTTTCTGATAATTAATTACATGAGCCATCTCATGACAGATAAATGGAATCCTTTTTACTACATTAGATGGAATGGCTACATAAGTGGGGGTAGCATAAGCAATATGTTTTGCAAGCCTTCTTCTAATGCTAGTTGGAATGGTTTTCTTGTTACCGGTATAGAGAATAGGCTTCTCAATATTTGCCCATGTAGAAACAGAATGAATTAGTTGTTCTGCCTTTGTTTGAGATGTCTGAGGATGTATATGCCAGAACATACATTGTTCTTCCGCATCATACACTTTCTGTCTTTGAAAATCTCTTATATGGATGTTTGGAATAGAATCACTATCTATAGCTCTCATCAACATATTTCCTGCTGTTTAAGCATTTTCGGACTGTGGAGATAATCCTTCCCCTTCCAACAAAACAGATTTAAGAGCGTCCTTTCGTCTAGCATCCCTACGTTCCATAGCAGAATAATAATTATCTGAATCATCGTAAAGGAACTTTAATTCCTGATGGTCTATAAATTCATAGATACGTTCTGGATGTGTAGAAAAGCCCATCCAAGTCATTACATCTACCCCGAAACCTAATTGAATGGCTGTGATACGGCTAGTTAACCCAAGTAAATATCCACTACCGTGGAACAATCCACCCCCCGAATTACCAAAAATACTGGGAGCGTTGGTCATAAGATAGGACTTTTGCTCAATCATCTCTCGTAGATATGTTAAAGAACCTTGAGAAGAGAATGGGTCATGGAGCAATGAACATCCAGATACCCATACATCATCAAACAGCTTTAAATTCTCAAGTTCGCCTTTAGGATAGAGAGTTGCTACATAAGGCATCTGTCTAGGATTATTTAATCTAATAGCCGCTACATCATGATTTTTATCATAGGCAATAATCTTTCCTGTAGTCGAATTTGCAGATACTACTTTAGAACCTTCATAATCAAATACTTCTACAGTAACTTCTTCAAGAATATCTTTCTTGACTTGACGTTTTAATACTGCATCCCACTCATCAATTATTTTAATATTCCCATCTATAACATGCTCACAGGTTAGAGCAATATTTATAAAGTTACCCTCATGTTTAAGGTCTGGAGCAGAATAAATTAATACTCCACTTCCACCTGCTTGTCCAGCCCTAACTCTTGTAACTGGATATAAAATACGTTCGTGTAGTTCTTGTTGTGTTAAGCTCATTTCAAGCCCCCTATTCGGGAATGATAAGGTTGTCCAATGCTTTAATTGTAGCAGTACTGAACTCTTTGAGTTCTTTGACCAATGCTTTCTTTTCAGCCATAGTAATTTTTTTGTCTTTCATGGCTTTTCCAAGAGATTGTACCACATCAAGGGCTTCCTTAATAATGTTTTTAGCTGCAGCCGACTGTCCCGCATTTAATTGGATAAATGTTATGGCTAGGTTTATAATTGCCAGTGGATTCATGTTTTTTTTCTCCTTACTTTTAGACTTGATAAGAACCTTATTGAAATGGATTATGCTCTATTGGAGTCTTCTTTATCCTTATTGGAATAAGTTTCTCCCTTAAACTCATCTTTCAATCTGTATTGAGGTGTCTGTGCATGACAGTTAGGACATAAGAGTCTTAGATTATTTAATCTATTATCCTCATTGTTTCCATTAATGTGATCTAACTGTAACGGAATGGTTTCTCCTACCCAGAACACACGTAAACAAATAGCACATTGTGGTTCCAAATAACCTTCATTTAGTAGACGTACCTTAAGTTTATCTGATTGCATAGGCACTTTATTATTCAAGTACTCTTTCATCTCTCTAGTTTTCAGTAACATCTGAGGATAGATGTCTAGCTCACTAGTCTTCATGGCTTTCTGAACATCCCATTTAGTTCTAAATGGTCGTACACCCTCTGCTATAAATCGTTTACGAATCATAAGTATACCTCCTATTTTATTATACTATATTGAGATAAAAAGTCGAGTTGCGTCCAAACGAAAATTGTGCTAAACTTGAAAACATCCAACGAAAAAGGAGGCACGAAACGCTTATGATGATAGTTAACCCAATAAAGTTTTGGTTATTTTTGATGGTGGGAGGTATGTTTTCAATGGCATTTTGCGGAATGTGATTAGTTTAGAGAGAGGAGGAAAGGTGCTAATAGATAAAGAAACGGCTATTCAAATGATTAAATATAGTAAAGGAAAGATTTTTGGAGTGACCTTTGTAAAGCGTACCACAGGAGATATAAGAAACATGTCAGCAAGGCTAGGAGTTTCTAAAAGTGTTACTGGTGAAGGACTAAGATATGACCCTGAAAGTAAACAACTTATGACTGTGTATGATATGCACAAGAAACAATATAGAATGTTAAATACAGAAACTCTGTACAAATTGAATATGAAAGGTCATGAATACTCTATAGCTCAAGTAGTATAGAGAAAATTTGACAAAGTATCAAGTTTTGTGGTAAACTTGAATCAAGCGAAAACGCTACATTTTAGGAGGTTACATATTATGCAGATACAGAATGAATCCAAAGAGAAGTTTGTGTTGAGGGTGGAGAATACTTTCAAGGGTAATCAGTTTATTAAGAGTTTGAAGAAGCATCTTAATAAGAATACTTATGATATACGAGTTCGTTATTCTGGTAAGCGTCCAAAGGGTACTCCCCAAGCGTCTACTCGTAAAGAGAATGCTACTTCTATGCGAGTATACATTACTGATACTGAGCGTGAACAAGATACACAGATTCGATATTATGACTTACTTAGGGCTTACAAAGACCTAGCTAAGTTAGTATAATAGAATAAACCTACACTGAAGTAGACCTGAGCATGTCTTTAAACTGCTCAATTTTTATTATGTAAGGATGTGAATAATGCCAATCTTTGAAATCGTTTCTCTAGAAGAGGCTTTGGAGGCAACTAAAGTTGATAGGTGGTTGTCCGAAAAGTTTGGGGACGAATATGAATATGAGCTACCTCACTGTCCAGAATGTAATGGCACTAATCTGAATGATGCAGTAACCCTATGTTGGGATTGTCTTGCATCAGACTATCAATAAGGAGGACAATACGCATGGATCATGAAATGCAATGGACAGACATGGATTTATTGTTGCAAACAAATGAAGAACATAGAAAGTTAAATGGTGAACTAAGAGTAGAGAATAAGTTACTTAGAGAAACTGTAGAAGAACTTTATGATGTAATGTCTAATATAGATTTTTCTAGCCAACCTCTCTTAAAGTATAACGATATGCCATGGAAGAAATGGGAAGCTGTAGTTGAGAAAGAACCTGTTCAATTAAAGTTATTTTAATGACTATAGATATATGGAGCTTAACAGTATGGGATTCAGATACAGGACAGATTTATACACTAGGTGCTGACTTTGATGTTAGTCACATTGCTGATATCCTAAATGATATGATCCATATAATAGGTTTGGAGATAGCCATTAAAAATGGATTATTGATAAAAAGTGTATTAAATGATGGGAAGCCTGTGGCAAATAAAGATTGGTTAAACTGGAGAAAGAGGTAGTTATAGGGAAAAGAACCTGAAGTATACCAATGTGGAAACTAGTTACAGGGAAGGTTTCAAAACGAAAAAAATAAAGTAGGTCAGTTTTAAATAGTATAATAAGGAGAGAGAAATGAGTGGCGTAACAGAACAGATGTTGATTCATACACAGGAGTTTAATATAAGATTAGACAGTACTGAAAGACTCATGCATGAAACACATCAGGAGGTAATGCAAAAATTGATAGACATTCAAGATAAGATTGATTTACTAGAGTTTCGACTAAAAGAAAAGAATTATGGATAATCATAATTGGTCAAGTCGAGAGAGAAAAACAACATCTAAACGGTATCTGAAAAACTTAAGTAAGCCGTTTCGTAAAACCCTTCAAAAAGATTCTAAACAATCTCGTGAGTGGTCTAAACTAAAAAAGAAGTTGCGAAGGCTTGAAGACTACGAAGCTGAGGAAGTAACTTAATAATGCGTATGTTAAAGAAATTTATATGTAGACGAAGGGGTCATTCAAATAATGTATTAGAAGTATATATACTTAAAGATATTATTAGATGTTCCCGCTGTAATCAAATACAGGAGACCTTTTATAAAAGGTAATGAAGGAGGAGTATATGGTAGAAGAAAATAATACTCCCTTAGAGGAACATGATTATGAAGAACTGGAAAAAGAATTATCGTTCAGTTTATCTAGAAATGAAGCATTGTTTTTAGATGATAGTCTGACTTTAATGGTTGAACGAGAAGGAGATGAACAGCGAGTATTTTCTATGCGACCTGTACAAATGACTGCAGGACTAGCCGTACCATTGGACTTAATGGACAAGATTGGTAAAGCTGTGGTCTATACTACAAAACAGGAAAATCAAGGTAAAGAGTATACGTTTGAGATAGATATTACAGAACTCTTTATGATTAGGGAGGTAGCATCATCGTTTATTAAAATTGGAGATGAACCTGTAGGCTATAATTTAAAACGTAAAGTTTGTGCATTACTGTATGCTGATGAGCTTGAACAAGAGAGTAGAGATGTGCAGATAGATTACCTACTTAAAGATGTTCAAGTTAATTTTGATACGGTAATTTCGGATGAAATTGATATCACTATAGATGTAAATAAGTAAATAATACACATCATTCGTAGGTATATATATATGGGGGGGATATAAAAATCCCCCCCCTATTTTTTAAAGCCTCTGTGGTGGAACGGTAGACACGCTTGGTTTAAGCCCAAGTGCCAAAAGGCGTGAAGGTTCGATTCCTTCCAGAGGCACCAAAAAGAAGTATAAGGGGGACATAGATATGAGTATAGATATTTACCATTATTCTCTACTACCTGAAGGTTTGCAGGGCAGTATGCAACAATATGTTGAAAGGGGTATTGAGGCAGGTGGCTTTCTTATGGCCTGTCTTGAAAATGATTTAGTGGGAGCTTTTGCCAGAGCAGATAGTAAGAACCTTCCACGTTTACAGGAAATTGTGAAATGGATTTACTGGGAAGCTCCAACTGGATGTTGGGGAAGTAAAGAGAAAGTTAATAGTTGGTGCAAAGTTGGGGGAATTCAGTCTCCTCTATATTTGCGCTAAGGAGAGTATAACGATGACAATTATAACTGGTGACCTAATTCCTTTATTTAGATTACATACATTGCTTAGTGGTTTAAAGTTAGAGTTAAAAGGTATACGAATGACTAATAAAGGACGTAGCTGTTATGCAATTATTAAATCTGAACTAGGTTTTACGGGAAGCAAACAAAATGTTTATAATCAACTAGAGAGCTACTTAAATGCCAAACTATAAAGTATATTGGAGCAAGAGATATCATGTTTCTGGTATTGCTAAAATAGAAGCAGATAGTGTTACAGAAGCCGAAGAAATTGTACGAGAGCATATAGGAGACTATGAAGGCCCTATGCAATATGATCCTCATGGAGATACGGTGAGTACCTTATATGAGGTTGAAACCTATAAAAGAGGAGAGTAAGATGAGACTTGTTTTAGACCCAAGAAGAAAAGAGGATACGGTACTAGGGTTCGAGTGGCTTGAGCCAGTGAGTTATGGATATGACAAAGAGGGCATACTTCAAACCATACTGTGTAAAGGACTCATGTCTGACAATTCAGTAAGTCTGATTGATATCCAAGAGCCAGAACTTTCAGAAGACTTAATGATGAATTACACTGTATGGGATAACACTAATGTGTAAGCCTATAGTTAGAAAGATAACAAAGAAGGAAGCAGAATCATTACTTCATCCCTATCATTATTTGACAAAGGAAAGCAAAGGTTTTAGGACAGGCTATAATTATGGTGCATTCATTGATGATGTTTTACAGGCTGTCTGTATATTTCATAATCCTTCTGTTCCTGAGTTGGTGAAGGGGTGCTTCGGTTTGACACGAACCGATCAACGTGGTATACTTGAACTTGGGCGATTAGTAAAACATCCGTCTGCCAACGGCAGTTTAATACTGTCTCAATTTGTAGCAATGGCTATGAAAGAGGTACGTAAGGAACTGGACGTTAGAGCTATTCTTAGCTATGCAGATTCTCGCTACCACGCAGGGTATATATATCAATCTTTAAACTTTATGTATTATGGACTCACAGACCCTAAAAGCGATTGGTGGTTTGAACAAGAGGATGGCACTTTTCTTAAACATACTAGAGGCAAGGTAAAAGGTAGTAAAGGAGAATGGAGACACCGACCAAGAAAACATAGATATTTATTAGTTTTTGACAAGACTCTTCAAACGAAGTGGCTTCCAAAAGTCTATCCTAAAAAAGATAATAAGGAGTATACGTATTATGATTGCAGTAAAGAACAAGTTGATTATCGAATCAAAATATCTAGCACAGTTTGAAGAGTTGTGTAATAAATTATCGCCGGAAAATCTTGCTTGTGATGGAGAATTTAATATGCTTGAAACTAGGAGAAAGGAAAAGAAACTTCTGAAAGTTTGGAAACGATTAGAAAAGAAAATTGGGCGTACTGTAACTGAACAGGAAATATGGGATACTGTTTTGGAAACATATAGACAGAATAGAATAGCTTCAATCCCTAAGAACAGAGTGTGGAAAAATTATGTAGAAGAACCAGATTTAGATGATTATGATTATGAGGCTAGAGACTAATGACAATGGGATATTTTATAATTCTATCGGTTATAGGTATGGGAATTGTGGGTATACTTAATATCTATATTGCCTATCTTTCCTTTAGATTAGTAGGTTTAACTAAATCTATTCTACAGGAAACTATTACTATTAGGAACGATACGAAAGGTATCTTAGCAGAAACTATTATTATTCGGAAAGATACAGAATGTATCAGAGATGAGAATATTCGTATACGAAAAATTAGTGAAGAAGTTAGAGATAAGTTATAGAGAATGGAGGGAAGGATAATGGACGTTTACACAACAACAGTTAAAACAGTAGGGAATGTAGATAAACAACAGTATACGCCTATCACAGACCCTGAAGATTTTTGGGGAATTACAATAGATGAAGTCCGTGATAAGATTTCTAAGTGGCAAAGTTTCTGGATGGTTGGTGGCGGCAATTGGACAAATCCTGTACTCTATAGAAATGGTGAAGCCTTTGGTTATTTCTCATATAATCTACGATTATGGGATTCCCTGCTCTAGGGATTTGACAAAAGTTTTACGCTTGTGTTAAACTAAGGTTGCGTTGAAAAAACCGATTCGCTTTTGCGGAGGTGTAGATATGTAATTATCGAGGATGTTCAATATCAAAGTATGTTTAGTACATAAAGGAGTAAATCGTGGGTATACAAGAAATAGTAAAAAGCATACAGGATAGTGTAAGCAACTTAGAGGACGTACAGCTAAAGGTTGAAGATATAATGGCTACGGCAGAGGATGTAAGAGATAGAGCCGTAAGCACACTAGAAGCTCTCCAAGAGGATATAGAACTTCTCTATAGAATAGAAACAAATCTATATGAAGCAGAGAGTATAGAAGACGACTCAAATAATATAATTTAGTATAAAGGAGCTAATATAATGTCAGCATCGATTTTTGGTGATAGATTTCTAGGAAGGCGCACACCTGCATGGCATAGGATTGGACAAGTATTTGAAGAGCCTATGTCTATGAGTCAGGCTATTCGTAAAGCAGGTATTGATTTTCATATTGCAAAACATCCTGTAGTAGTTCAGATAGATAAAGGAGAGACTATAGACCTTGTACCTACTAATAATTTTGCAGTTGTGCGAGAACCTGTAAAAGACGACGATGAATATAGAGTATTGTCTATAGTAGGAAAAGAGTGGACTCCTATTCAAGCTGTGGATTTGGGTAGGATGTTAGACCCTGTAACAGAAAAGTATCCTGTGGAAACCATAGGTGCAATAGGTTATGGAGAGAAAATCTTCATGACCTTAGATGCAGGGGATAGTAAGATTTGTGGTGAAGACCATAAACTATACTTCCTCGTTACTGACCATCGTGATGGTATGGGTGCATTGCAAATTGCTTTTACTCCTGTACGAGTTGTGTGTCAGAATACACTTACGGCGGGGTTGGCAAATGCTAAGATTTCAGTAAGGCTTACCCATACTAGGAGAATTGAATCGGATACAGAGTGGTACATAGGATTGTTTAATCAAATGAGTTCAGCAAAGGATGAAGCTATTGCTGTTATGAACACTCTTAATACAACTACTATAGAGGACACAGATGTGGAGAGAGTTTTGAAGTCTGCATATCCTGACGCTTCTCAGCCCAGACGATTATCTCTTTCAAAGGATATCACTGCTGATGATGTCCCTACTGGTGTGTGGATGAAACTTCTTGGTGACAAGAAAGAATTGCAAGAAGAATATGAGAAACGAGTAGAGAGAATAGAATTGATTCGTAATGGAGCAAGGGAACGTTATACTGCTTTCAACGATGAGTTTAGTAATCTTGCTCGTACTCCTTGGGCTATATGGCAAGCGATTGTAGAAACAGAAGACTATAGGAAGGGCCACGCTAATTCTGCTACCGCATTGTTTGGCTCTAGGGCAGATGCTAAGGCTAGGGCTTTTTCAACTGCTAGACAATTAGTAACTAATAGTTAGTATAATAGAAAGAGCAAGGTGAGGGTGCTGTCCTGAGCATGACAGAAAACTGCTCTATTTTATAGACTATAAACGCTGCAGGAATATATGGATACTAAGGACGCTGAACAATTGATGTTACCTTTTTTCCCTCATGATCCGTACTTAGCAGTACAGTCATTATCTAAAGCGATGTATGATTATGCGGGAGTGCTGTTACCTAATTGGATATGGGAAACGATAGTACAACAATACTTCACGTTCCTACACCTTCAAGTACTGCACATGAAACAAGAACATTTACGTGAGCAAATAATATCTGAAGACCCTTTTCACATGAATACTATACCCTATCTTATACCCGACCATCCTCTATCGAATTAGAGCAGTGGGGATTTGCCACAAACGTCGAAACATGCTAAACTAATGAAGCGGTCGAAAAACGGCATTTTGTGGAGGTGTGAGATGTAATTATATATTCGTAATAAACCAGTATTGAGAGATAAGCTACTAGGCTAAGAACGTTATTAGAATAGTCGTAAAATCTAAACCTTGACGAAGGCAAGGATAAATGCTTACTCTCTAATAGCTAATACGTGAAAGCATAGCCTCCCTGCATAATCGAATATTATTTAGGTGCAGGGATAGGTTAGGGGGATGTATAGCTTGTGGATTGTATTATACCTATATCCATACTGATTTTACTACTGTTGTATCCAGTGTACCGTGCATACGTTGTATCACAAAGTACGAAGGACGGATAAATCTAGAACGCAGAACTGTTAATGTCTTAGGCAATTCTAGGTTCACGTTTACTTGCGTACCGCTTGTTGACCGTCAATCCGTCTGTATCCAGAGAGCCAGTATGAACAGTCCCTGTGCGGTTGTCAACCACAGGCTATGCATTCCCTGCTAATAAAATATAAAAGAGGAAACATCAACACATGGAAACTGAAGCAGTATTTATTGCACAGCCAAAGGGAACATGGACACACGACAACATTGTTATAGAGCATGATGGGTCTAGTGCCTACACAGTATATATTACATGGAAAGGTACTCAAGGGGGTTGGGAAGAGGCCAATACAACAGTCTGTAAAGTTCCACACCAGATGGCTATGATATCCTTATTATCCGACCTAACTGGTAAGCGTCCTTTATTTACTACTCTTGCTGGTGAATCTATTTTATACCATTAGGAAAGAGGAAAGAGTAATGGCTAGAAATGTAGAACATATCTGTGACATCAGGGATAAGTGGTGTCAAGAAGGAGCCAATCCTTATAGACATCCAGATCATAATAGTCATAAGGGTGGATGTATTTGTCCACTAGAAGAGGACGATTTGACGAATGTCATAAAATCTGCTAAACTTGAAGCAAGTCGAAAAATAATTAGATTGTAAAGGAGATTAACTATGCCTAACTGGTGTCAGAATGAAGTAACTGTAACAGCAGATACTAAAGGGACATTACAGAATTTTATAAATTTTGTAAAAAGTTCGGATGTAGAGTTTTCTTTTCAGAGTATAATGCCCATGCCTTCTGAACTCACAGGTACTTGTTCTCCTGTGCAAATATGTACAGTGGAAGAATATCATGATTGGATTAGGAAACACCAACCTACATATGATTTTGAAGGTAGGCCCATTACTAAACAGATGAGTGTTAGATTCAAGAAACAGTATGGGACAGATAATTGGTACGATTGGTGTAATAATAATTGGGGAACTAAGTGGGACACAGCTTCTGTCTATGTAGACAAATTTGCTGATACAACAATACACTATAGTTTTGATACTGCTTGGTTGCCTCCTGTAGGAGTCTACTCAGCATTAGTAAAACTATTTCCTGATCTGCACTTTTCTTGGTTTTATAGAGAAGAGGGGATGGCAATTGCAGGATACTTACCTAATTGACAAGCGAACTAAGTCGAGAGAAGTTGAAGTAGGAGAGTGAGATATGGCAAAGCACGAATGTAACTACTTGAGTAGCTGTTGTTATTATGGAGTAATTTATGGCACAGAAATAGATTTTGATGAGAGTGGCGCATTTGGTGTTTGTAGTAGCTGTCATGACTATGTGCCTTTTTATGATGAAGGCCATTCCCCTTGGGATGATGATGTTTCTACAAAATCCTTTACGCCAGTTATAAATCATAATTATGATTAATCCATCTAACATATTATGGACAGATTCTAATCAAACTATTCGTAAGTGGATAGACCAAAGAACTGGTTATGGTATGGAGCATGACCAATGGGCAGAAGACCACGGTATCCATGTAGGTTATTGTAATCGTCATAAGGTAAAGGTATGGGATGAAACTTGTGACGAATGTGAAAACGAAGATAATGGATGGTTGCTCTGTGGGGAATGTGAAGAGTATAGATATGAAGATGCTAGAGTAGAAGGTGGTCTGAAGTGCGGAGTGTGTGCTTATGGTTAAGTTGATGATGTTGGAAAGTATAATTATTAGGAGAGGTATACTATGACTAAAGAAGAGAATTTGGAAATAGCTGGAGAGTTTGCTTCCTCTATGAGAGGAAGGTTTATTATAGCCAAGGCATTACACTACGGTATACAGGAACTCGAAAAGGTTGAGGGGGTGCATAAAGAAGTATCTGATATAGACGATATGCATTATCTAAAAGAGACTGTATTTAATTTTCCTGTAGAGGTACTAGCACCTAGAAAGGCTGCGTACCCTCGGACTAAAAGTACACTAGAAGATTTGCGCTTATCGCAAAAAAGTGATAGACTTTAAGCGAGTCGAAAAATAACTCGTGACCTGAGCAGTAATTGCATTAGGAGTATATAATGAAGTACGTTGTTTTAATGCCTGAGTATCATCTAGAGAAAGATTCAAAATGGAGTAGACGAGACTCTAAGAAGATCACTAAGAAACGGTTTACTCCTGACAATAGAAGAAGTGTACGATGGCTCCTGAAAAAATCAGGGGAAGAAGCTAAAAGAATACAAAAAGCTAGAGAGCAAAAGGAGAAGGAGACATGGCAACAGAGTTGAGCAGAAATGTGCTAGACCAAGCTCTTGTAGTTAGTGGACACCATTCTATAAATATTGGAGCGTATACTCAGGATATGCTTGGACAGTTAGATGGTGACCAGAGGAGGTGTTTAGGACTATTGGAAGCCATAGATTTTGGATGCTTTGAACGAACTTCAGCTAAAGACCCTAAAGGTATCTATTGCATAGACTTAGGAATTAATACTACAGAGGATGTAGAGCAGTATCTTATAAAGCATATGACAACAGTGAATAGCTTACCTGTTGCTCCTTCTATGCTTGGCTTCTTCTCAGGAACCTTTGAGTTTTTATCTAACGGAGTTAAGTAATGTCATTAAATTGGGATATAACAGCAGTACAAAATACTAAAGAATTATGTTGGTTTTCCTCTGAAGAGGAATCGGAAAAGGTAGAACTTCATCCTGTAACCCACACATTGATATGGGCTACAATGCTTATAGGTTTCAATAAGATCACAGGAAAGAATTATAAAGACTTTTATCGTAGACTAATAGAGTTTGAAATTATTGTAGGGTATGGTATGCTTGATTATTTTGTAGATGGGAAAAGGGAAAGTAGGATGCCTTTTCTACAGGAAGTACAAAATCATATAGGTTTATTGACTAATGCTACTGTAATGGATAATAGAAAATGGACTAAAAATTTGGCTAGATTAGTTCATGAAAAGGCTGCCGATAGAATACGTTTTATGGCTGAACAAGAAACAGAGCAGACCAATGTAGAATCAGCCCTCTATAGGGTTGTTCTGTAAGATGACAGTATAACTGCACTAGGGATTTGACACCAACTTGTCGCCGTGGTAAACTTTAAGCAAGTCGGAAAACGAAGCAAAGGAGTGTACTATGGTATCGAACAGCGACGTTATCCAAGCATGGCTCTCTGGGAGAGTCACCAAAGCTAGGCACTTATCTACTGATGGTTATAATCTTTATTCCTATGCTCTGTTGATTGGACAGGGTAGGGAAGTATATGATTATACTAGTAGAGGGTTGGGGTTCACATCTCAAACAACTAGTTGCCATGTTGGATTAGCAAAGGTAGGTATATCTAATGGCTAAAGCAGAGAATGTAGTCAAGGGTTCTTACCAGAATATAGTAGAGGCTTATAACAGGGCTTCAGCGGATAGTTTAGTTGAAGGGCAATACTGGTACACGGATGCTAATAACATAGCAATGCAAGTAAGTAAACTGCTAGGCACTGAAGATATACGAGTAGGTGCAGGTATCTTAGCAGCCTTATCGCCTCAGACAGATTGGGGAGATAATGTAGCTGAAGCATTGAAGTTTACTTCACTAGGCTACAGTACAAAGCAGACCAGTGCAAACAATGCAAAGGCTAAGAGGATTAGTGAAGGGGAAGACCCTGACACTGTATTGGGTGGAAACAAAGTTGTTCCTTTCTACCATGCAATAGTAGAGCCTTATGGAAACTATCTACCTGTAGTAGACAGCCATGCTCAGACTATATATTATGGGAAGCCTGTTTCTAAGCGTGACAAAAGCAGAGCCTTTAGTAGTCCTAAAGTAATGAGAAGGATGCAGACTTCCTATAAACTAGCAAGCAAGAAACTTGGTGTACACTACAATGTAGTACAAGCAGTGACATGGGTACAGCATAGGAAAAATAAAGGCTATACTAAAGTGAGAGCATGGGAGGAACAATGAGTACTAAAGAAAGTATGTATAATCGACCTAGTTATGTATACGTTATGTATAACAAACTGCTGACACATTCTGAATGTACTATAGAATTAGAGTCAACTATTCAGAGTAGTGCAATAGAGATTGCTAATTATGGCAATGGTGAAACTGTAGCTGTTGAGTGTGTGAAGTGTAATGAAGTAATTATAGACTTTGATAGACCTATCTACGGAGGAGAGTAACTAATGGCAAGAGTACAGTATCAAGGATTACAGGAACTGTTCTCTCATGATGAGAGAGAAGATGTAGAATTTGCAATACTAAATGCTTTACGGGAACAGGTAAATGTAACTACTACTGGTGATTTTGCTTATACGATTGATGTTTACTATGATAGTGAGGAGAGTACAGCAGAATCAGAGATTACAGAAAAGAATCTTTCATGGTATCTGTAGTAGGGATTTGCCAAGCGATTTGTTTTGTGTTATGCTTTAGCTAAGTCGAAACAAGTGAGGTATGAAAATGAGCATATCCGTATATACACAATACATGGAGAACTATGGGGAAGCGGAAGGTGCTAACTACTGGAAGTTTAAGTTTGGAAGCAAGTATGTAGTAGAGGGAACAGATGAAAGACCTGCCAATGCAGTAGCAACAGTAATGCACTACTTGGCAAGGTACAACACTAACCCTAACTATTCTATAGAGTATGTTCAAAGATGGGTTCATACTGCTGAGGAATATGGAGTAGACGATAATGATGATTTAGGACAGTACACTACACTACTGTACAATCGTTACTTTGATGATTCAAATGGTGCAAAAGTATTAGTTCCTGTTTAGTGCAGGGGATTTGACAATAGTTTCGTTTTCATGTTATACTTTTGAGGAAGTGAAAAAACGAAGGAGTTGTTATGCTGTATGTGAATGGTAGTGATATTGATGAGGGGGAACTGCTAGAGTATTGGCATATGAGTAGAGCATTCAAAGTCAGTAGGTATGACAGAATGCTTTGGACAGCAGAGCGATACTCTAGTCGGTATTTTACAGTACCTAGTGTAAGAGTGTTCAAAGCATTGGATAGAGTCCTACAAGTATAGAGGGATTTGACACAAGTTTTGTTTTCGTGTTATACTATTTGAAGTGAGGAAAAACGAATCACCAAGGAGATACTGATATGTGTAACTCATGTGGGATGGCCTACTCCTTCTATTTCAGAATCCAATTCCATAAGCAAGACTGTCCTAGTCAGAAGGGGGGGTAATGGTAAACATATACAATGACTCTACAGGTGGAATTGCTACAGCCAAGTACAATGCAAAGTCAGTACAGAAAGCGATTGATAGAGATAAGACTATAGGAAGCAAGGAAGCGAAACTTATTCATGCCCTACTGAAGGGGTGGAGAAAAGAATGATATCTGAACTGAAAGCATTCATAATAGAGTATCAAAAGTTCTATGACTTAGAGACTATAAAGGAAGCAAGGAAGTACATTAGGAAAGACCTAAAGTATATAGATGAACAGGAAATCAGAAGGAAGAAGTTATATTATAATCAAGACAGGAAAGAGTAATAGCAGAACAGAACAGAGTATAACAGTACAGTAGAAATAGCTACTAGAGATTTACAAAGATAAAAGAGTATAGTATATAACTATCACACACAGAGTAAGACAGTCTGTAAATGCTCTAGGAAATTTGCTATTTGGTTTTAACGATGTTATACTTTTGGCAAGTCGAGAAAACGCCAAGCATAGAAGGAGTACAACATGAGTAGCTTTTGGGATAACATTCTCAAGTCTTACGAGACAGTAACAGATACTATAGTGGTGAATGGTTGCGCTGTCGTAATTACATCGGACTTCTGGGCGAGTATAGGATTAGGTGTAGAGACTAAGCCTGTAAAGCAGAGCAAGCCTAAGGCAGTGAAGAAGACTGCTAAGAAGAGCAAAGCAGTAGCACAGGCTGAGAGAGTATACGAGACTATAGAGGGATTGGTAGTACCTGCAGAAGACTGTACGCACTACTGGATAATACCTTCAGAGACTGCATGGGCTATAGGTGTATGCAAGAACTGTAGTGGAGAAAAGTGGTTCAGTAACAGATGGGATGAGCAGAGTATCTTCAATGCTACTCTAGTCCCACCCACAGTACAGACAGACTCTATTGCAGAGGACGCAGACATTCGAGATATTACGACAGTCTACAATGCAACACAGGACAGTATAGAGGAGAGCGAATAAATGAAACGCTATATAGTATCTGATAGACCTAGACTAGCACAGACAGGAGAGTATGTAAATATTGTGAGAAAGAGTAACAGAAAAGCAGTAAAGACTTGGAAGACAGTCTTGAAAGAGCATGTGAAGGGAAGAACCATAGCAGTACAGGAGAGAGCAATGCCTCTACCTGCAGAACTGATAAGGTGGGTACAGAGTATAACAGAGTAGGCCAATACCCTACAGAATAATGCAATACACTGCATAGCTCTACACTGTAGAGCATCACAGAGCAGGACAGACTCCCTGAGTTTGTTCCTGTTTTTTGTGACATGATAATTTTTTATCATGTCGAATAGGAACAAGGTCGGAAGCGGAAAGGATAGGAAAGGGAAAGGAAAAACAATCCCTATACTATAGGGCAGGGCAGATACCTGCAGTACTCTACAGAGTGTAGGGCAGAGTAGAGTTATCATGTCCCCATTTTTTTTATAGATTCTCTATAGAGTAGCTAGTGTTAGGCACAAATTTGACAACAGTTGCGAACGGTGATAGTCTGGTCATGTGCCAAGCGAGACGGCTCCGCTGAAACCGTACACTATAGTACAGGATGGTGACTAATGGCTAATCAGCCCAAAAACCCAGCCGATAAGTATACAGTTGAGAATGGCGAAATTGTAATGCGCTTTCCGATACTGCCTACGCTCAGTAAGAAAGGGATTTCAATGCTTCTAGCTACTACTAGGGGTGCCGAAACCTTCACCTATGAAGGCATGGAGATAAAGGCCAATGTCAATCTCTATGTTCCTATTGAGGAATGGGAAGCTAAGGCCAAGAAATCCAAGAAATAGGCTAGCTAGGAATCGGGCAGGTTTGGCACACCTGCCCTATTTCTTTGCCCAAAATTAGACATGATAGCTTTTATATAGAGAGGGATATATTCTTATCATGTCTACCCTCCTCTCCCATAGAGGAAGGGAACAGGAAAGGAAGGAAGGGAATCAGGAATGGAAAGAGACTTGATAAGTTTATCAACTCACTTTTGTCAAGTGAGCGGTGGGCAGTTTTTCGACCTGCCCAGGTCGCCAAAGCTACACCTCACTTTCTACAATTTCGACTGTAAGTAAGTCGCCATGATCGGATTCACAATACCAACCCAATTCCTCACGCATAGCGGTAATAGAGAAACACGACAAACCCGAAATAAATTCTACCGCTTTGCGTACCGCATCCCAGTGACTATAGCGAATCCTATCAGAAGGGTATACAACGCTAGGAGAAGAATCATTCCACGTAATTTCCCGTACTTCGACTCGATACTTTCGATCACTAGGCACATAGGTAGGGGCGTAGGTAATCATTCGAGCCTCCCGATAGAGTGTTCAAGGTTTCCCTTGACTTCTCTATAGTACCACATTTAGAGGTATTGTCAAATAAAACAGGACTTGATAATTACCATGTCTAAAAAAGAGGGGACACAAGGAAGGAACAGGGAATAGGGAATGGAAGGAACGGAAAGACTCTTATCAAATCTATTTATCAAATCGAAAAATGGCAAAACTAAAGAGCAGTTTAATGACTTGCTCAGGTCATAGAATCGGGGGCGGCATATGCTAACTCCTATGCTTTGAATTTGGTGGGGTAGCTTTCGTAGTGTACCAAGCTACTTGCTACCCCCTGTGCCTTAACCTTTCGCTACATGAGGAACGTAGACGTTCAAATTGACTTGAACGTTCTTGTCTTCATGAATGAATGACTCGGTTCCCGAGGTTGTGGCAAGCAACACAGACTTGCCGGATTTCGCGGGCCGAGGCGCAATCTTCTTGACGATAACCACAAAGCCATCTTCAATGTACATCGCTTCTCTGAGTGCCTTGTTAACCATAATTCACACGCTCCTTATTCTAAATATTTTGTCGGGAGTGGTACTTCTCCCAACATCAATATAGTAGCACAGTCGTACCCCCTTGTCAAATTTATGACTATAGTGAAAACCAAAAAAACGGGAGTTGATAATTATTATGTCTAATATATAGAGAGAGCAGGAAAGGGAAAGGAAGGTGGAAGGAAAGGAACGTGGAAGGAAAGGAACGTGGAAGGAACGAGAGTTGATAATTCTATCAAGTCTAGTTTTTTGTCAATCCCTTTGAGCAGTTTATACACTTGCTCAGGTGTTTTATGACTAGCCTAGGTTTAACCTCGCTTGGTAAATGGTTTCGTACTGGGTGGCATCAGGCCAAATTTTGCTGTTAGCGGATGAGAAGTTTACCACATAATCCCAACACTTGGCACAAATTCCATTTCCTAATCCCTCAGCATATGAGCCACAAGTTTCGCAATTTCCGTTTGAATCCGAGATTTTATCTTTGGGTAGATTCCTGACTGATGCTTCAAATTCCGCCCTAATGATATCGTCCTGAGTCTTATCGACATTTCGATCTACTTGGTCAGCGCTATCGTTAGCTATTGCACTTTTTCCTTCGACGACGTTAGCTCGCAGGAGGGTGATGTTATCCCAAAATCCCATTTTGTTCACTCTCAGCCTTTCGGCTGTCCTTTGTAATGTTAGAGGTGTCATCCCCTACACAAGGAGTATAGCAGAATGACATGTAGTGTCAATAGCCTCTATGAAGATTTTGGGAGTTGATAATTATTATGTCTAAATATATATAAATAAGTATATAAAATATTCTAACCGTTTCTGACTAGGTTATTTCATTTCAGTCTGTTAGTATACTCCAAACTATTAATCCTATTGATCCAATAAAGATTCCTGTTAATAATATTTCTACCATTTTATTTCACTCCAGCCCAGCTTTTAATACTATTTTTGTTATTTCTTTTACTAAATTTTCAGCTTTCATTACTATTTCAAATCTCCACCGTAACGTATCAAAAAATATAGTTGTTTTAACCAATTTGGTTTTGCTGTATTTTTCGGGTTGCATATTGAATGATAAGCTATAAAATCTTCTGTTCCATTTGAATTAAAAACTCGTTTTAAAGTTATCGCCCAATTGTTTAATATTTCTTCATTACATTTATTACATTTCATTTTCAATGCTCCACATACTATCAAGTTTTTCTGTATCAATTAGAATTAGCCTCTGTTTTAAATATCCTAAATGTTTACAATTACATTGCGCTACTTGTCCACATACACATGTATAACAATCTTCTGTTTCTTGTACCTCTATAATTTTGTTATATTTTGTTTGTAAGATATTTAGTTGTTTTAATAGTTTAGTGTTTTCATTTTGTAAACTTTCTATTTCATTAATTAAATAATATTTATATTGTTTTTTATCTGCCACATGGGTTTTCTGTTTCTTCATTGTCGTTTTCCTTTCCTTCTAGTTTTAATATAGATTGTTTAAATATAGATATCAAGCATTTTGTTGGTATTATCTGTACCATTACTTCTAGCCAGTTTACATCATCCAGATTCTTTTTTTCTGGCGTAGTTTTTCCCCAAAATATTTTAAGTAAGCCACTAAGTTTTTCAGTATATTCTTCTACTGTTTTACATGAATGTAGCATGTCATGTACTAAACGATCTATATTTTTGTTAGTTTCTATACAGTATACAGCGCTGGCTGTAGCGTCTCTATCCTGTTTAGATATATCAGTTGTCATCAGGGTATCCTTTCTTTATACCGTTTCAAATCAACCTCTCTAACTGAGCCTGTCTGATCACACAGATTAGTATATTTCTAGATGTAGTTTACTTATTTAGCTGCTGCATCCTACATCTTTGTGTTGCTCTTACTTAAACCTTCTAATAGATTTTACTAACCTGTTTAACTCTTCTGATTCCTGCAACTTCTGTAGCCTGTACTAAGCTTTTACGAATCTTTATAACTAGTTCTATAGTCTAGATTTTACGTAGTTTACTTATTACTTTAACTTATATATATAGATAGTTAATCTCATTTCGTTTCAAGTCCAGCCCTCTCAGCACCACCACCATGCTTACTGGACATGGTGTGTCTAGTCTCTTAGCTACTTGTCTAGCTGCTTAGTCTACACTCTCCACACCTCTTACTTATATACTCTAGTAAAATTCTGTCTATGTACATACTTATTCTCTGATCCCTGTGGTCTCTACATCTTATCCTAGTCTGTCTCTAGTCTCTATAACTAGTTATCTAGCCTAGACTTTACTTAACTTATCTATTACCTTACCTTATATACATAGCTAGTTAATCCTATTTCATTTCAAGTCAGTCACTCTAGCTGACATCTCTTGTACACTCTGGTCACCATGCTCCTAGACTCTCTAGCTATCTAGCTTGCTAGGCTCTAGACTCTCTACCTCCTGTGCCTAGACTCTCTAGTGACCTCTGGCTATCTGTCTAGCTCCCACCGATCTCTGTAGTCTCTGTAGCTCGTCCTAGCCACTCTCTAGGCTATCTGTAGATAGCTCTCAGGCTCCTGTACCCTCCTGTAGCTAGTCCTACGCTGGGCTGTTCTTATCTTTACTAACTCTATTTCGGTTTCAAGTTGACGCTCTAGACGACCATGCCTGACCACCTGACAGCTAGCCTCTGTGTCCACCTAGCTAGACAGTCAGCCTCAGTCTCTACACACTGAGACCCTGATGTCTGTGACCGTGACCCTGCTGTAGATGTACACGCCTACACCCACATCTCCTGTGTCCACTAGTCACTAGCCTACTTACTTGTAGCTGACATAGCTTAATCTCTACAGTGTACACCAAGCTCCTAGCTCTTGTCAACTTGGCCTAGACTCGTCTTATCTTAGCTATTTCGGTTTCACTGCCCTGCCTCTCAGCAGCCTCACAGACACCTCTACACACCACACTCTGCACTCAAGGCTCTACACTCTGTCTACATGCTCTACACACTGCCTACACACCCTACACAGCACACCCACAGCAGCCTAGCTACCTGCCTGACACCTCTACCTGACAGGCTAGTCAGCCCTCACTCTGCCAGCAGCACCTCTAGGCTAGGCTCTCTAGCTGGCCCTGACCCTCCACAGGCTCCCTGTCCACAACACCCTCTTGAAGGGGGTGGGGGTGAACTGGTTTCAAGTCAACCTCTAAAACTGACTCAAGCCTGTAAATATACCCCCGTGGGTCTAGACGATTAAATAACTTTAACTAGTTATAGTTTCAACTAATAATTATTTCTTTCTAACTAATAACTAACTAATTAATAATAAGTAAGTAACTAATTAAATAACTAAAAAACTTATTCGTTTAATAATATATTATAATCTATTACGATGAAGGGGGGTGTCTTAAAAAGTTAGCTTGTTCCTTTATATAGACCCCCCGGTTATACTATTATGTTTCCTTGTAGGTAACCATTAATCTAGGGTACTATTTACCAAGACTATTTTTTCAAAACGTCCTAGCTAAATTTTTGTAATTATAAAATAAAACCCTATTTGAAGAGTATAATGTAGTAAGAATCTTGCGAAAGGATAGATTATGATGAGTAAAGGTAGTAGGATCAGAGAAGTTTTGACAGACGAGGAAAATGGTGGTATTCTGTATGAGGATATGGATGATGCTTTAATCGGCATTTATAGAACTCAATATGGGGCATCATTAGGAATATACTCGTATGTTAAGTATACAGAACTTCTTATTAATAATAAGGGGCTGTCAGAAGAGGACGCAGTAGAATACGCTGATTCTCATGTATATAAAGGTATAGTTTCTTATGATTCCTATCATCCATTAATTATTGATGACACTGGCGTTTAAAGGAGGTTATATATGAGTACATGGGAATGGTTTCTAATCTTTTTTGCGGGATCAATGGTTGCAAATATTTTACTTCGTTTATTATTGGGTAAAGCTTACTTTTTACATAGGGTTTTAATTGAGCAGGGTTATGAAAAGGGGTATGATATTGGTTATTGGGATGGTTGTACAAACATCAAGATGTACCACGCCTTAATGAACAAGAAGGTTCCTCCCGCTGATTGGTTAAAAAATACCATGGGTTCACGCCTCGATACACGGGATAAGGCGATAAAAGTTCTTAATAAAATACCTAATTAAAGTAGTATAATATAGTAGTGCTGTTGATTCAGCATATAGCTGATCTATGTTTAGGAGATACTATGTCGCGACTTACAGACATTTATAATAGTCTTATGGATGATCCAGATATCGTTCCACCAGCTAAAATATCCAAAGATGAATATGTTTTGAATATGGCTCGACAACGTATTCAACAGAGTGAAAATAATGCTGAAGCGTTGGAGATGGGTTTTGTTAAGACTAATGGTCATTTTTCTAATGGATATTCCAACAATGGTGGCTCTCAGTCTGCTGTAAATAAGCTTGCCGCTTTTGTGAACCTGCCGGAGGCTTCGCCTGATACAGATATATTATTGGAAAAGGCGAAAGAACCACAACATTTCCACGAGGATGCTTTACAATATCTTCTAGACAGGAACTATTCAAACGCAGTTATAGAGCAACTTCGTAAAGATCATCCACCTATGGCGACTTCTTCGGGTAAACCTATTCTGGAAATAAGTCTTAAGGATATAGCAAGTATTATCCCAGATAGGATGGCAGTAAGTGACGATGCACGAATAGCTGGAGAGGAGCGACCTACGGCTAAATCGCATCCAGCCATGTTTAAACCTGCGGCTAAGCCTAAGACCGCCACATCTGATGTTCCAGAGAAAGTTACATCTAAGAAAAAAGATGGGGTAAAAAGTATATTCCCAATAAAATGGGAAAGTGGTAATAAGTATAATACTGATTTGAAGCTTGGAAGCCTTGTACGAAATGAACAAGGTGACTTATTTAAAGTAAATCGTCTCAATGGTTATAATGTAGAACTTGATGGCATTAATGAGAAGGGCCAATCCAGAGGATCAACGAGTAATATTACTATTAATGTAGACCCTTCTGTCCGTAAACAAGGAGACCCTTTCTATTATCCTCATAAAATAGGAAATATAGATAATCATAATGATTTATTAGATGTAGGAACTCAAGCTAGGGTGGATACGGACACATCCCCTACAGAGCAGGAGTCTACTCAACCTGAAGTTACGCCTAAGAAAAAGACTAAACCGAGAACGGATGCTAAGAAAACACCAACGAAAGCTAAACCTAAATCTGCTACGGAAGAACTTGTTGACCACACGACATCAGAGTCAACGGATATTGAGCCTCTAGATGTGGCTAGTGGACAAGAGGGGACTGAGGATGAAGAGGAGGCAGATATTACACTTCCTCAAATCCAGACTTTGGAGGAGATTGCGGAGCTTAATACCACTCAATTAGAGGCTGCACTGGTAGCTAAAGGGTTTGATAGAAATCAAATCGGTAAAATAGCAAAGATGAAAGGGCTTCAAACGGATGGCTTGCTTGACCAAGAGAAATATAGGCAATATTTACAGGAAACACTTGCAAAAACTGTTAAAACAGCACAAGAAGAAGCAGAAGAAGCAGTGGTAACTGAGGCTAAACCTGAATCTGCTCTTGATGCTAGATTAAAAGAGATTGACCCTGCCTATAATAAAGCAACGGTTATAACCAGATTGAGCAGCTTGTATGGAGGTGGGTATAGACTTTCCGAGTTAGAGGGTATGTCTGATGATGAGTTAGTAGCTAGGGTTAAGATAAGTTCGGAAGATATTTCTCATAGCAGAAATGACATTGAACAGGTGGTCAGCCGACAAAAAAGTGGAGACAGGCGGCTTAGGGCTGCTGGATATACTCAAGAAAATATAACTGAAATGTCAGATAATATGAAAAATACGCTGCTTAATCACCTTGATGAAAACCCAACTTGGAAAAGAGGCGACATTGATGCTGCCATTAAGAGAGAGGGGGTCGCTGCGGCTGCAGAGGGGGCCGCTGCGGATGCAGAGAGGGCCGCTGCGGCTGAATCATCTGCAGGGGAAAAGACACCAGCTACTATTGAAGGCCCACTTGAGCCAGAAGACCCAAAGAAACAACTGTCAGACAAGGCTAAAGAAGAGCTTTCTAGAACGATTTCTGATACTGGTTTAGAAGCTCTTTTAGGTAAACTTGGAAAAGGTAGGGAGCAACTTTTTGACCCTATGGGAACGCCCATGCTTGAAAGTAAGAAGAATGACAAAGGTAAGGTCATAAAAGGTACGTGGGTAGATAGGGATGGAAATGAATATAGTAAGATAAAAGGCAAATACATTGACTCGCAAGGAAACGAACCGAAAGATGGTGAATATGTAGGCACTGTGGCGCAAGCTCAGGACTATATAACGCATCTTAAAGAGTCAGGTCATCCACATCATGAACATTTTAGTGAAATAAGAAATATGGATATCCTTGATAAGGATGGTAAACCTACTGGAGAAAAAGTCGGGCAACATATAGACATAATGGAACCAGAGCTTGGTACTGTAATAAATAAACCACTTGTTGTAGAAACTCCTGTGGTTGAAACTCCTGTTGTAGAAACTCCTGAAGCAGATGCTGATGCAAAAAAGGCAGAAGAGTCAGGCGACACACCAGAACCAGAAGTGTTAGAAGCAGCAGAAAATATCTCTCCAGAGGTAGAGGCCATAGCTAAAACGCTGTTGAAAAGTGGTTTTGCAAAAAGAGTGGCTTGTGAGCGTGGGCTGACAGATAAAGATGGTAATCCTACAGAAATGGGTAAAGCCTTCTTTGAACAAATTGGGCCAATGGTTAACGAAGCAGTTGATCATTTTGAAAAACATAAAGACACGATTGCTACAAAGTTTAATAGGCGTCGTGGAATGAACTTCAGAGATAAAGAGGGTAATATTGTAGGTATAGGTAACAGTGGTACGTTCCTTAATCATCTAATAGATGACATGAATAAGGTTGCTGTAGCGAAAGGTCTTCCTACATTAGAAAAAACGCATAATGATCGTACTGGAGAAGCTCTGACAGATAATGGAGTTCCTGTAGAGCCTAATCAAGCACCCGATCTTTCTGTAGTAAATGGAGAGATGGTTAGGAATAGACTTCTTACTAGTCGAATTGGTAATGATTTTTCGAGCGACCACGGAGAGTTTATTGCAGGACTTGGTGGTATACAACAAATTGAACAAAGCATACTTGAAAATAAAGGAATGAATCCTGATACAGCAAAGAAAATTACCGAAGAAAAACTTAAGGAGGTTAAGAGTGGTATAGAATCTGATGAGATTAAGGTTGCTGACGCTGGCGAAAAAATTCATAACTCAATAAATGAAACTGTAGCAACTGATTATCCAGACATTGCTGAAACTCCTCCAGATTATGGGAAACAGCTACCTCTGTTTGAAGATATGGGTTTTGAGCCTATGTCTACACCTGAACCTACTTCTGCGGCTGACGCTGTGGCAAAGAAAGGAGTAAAAGCTAGGCAACGAAGAGCCAATTTGGATGAGGAAATCCATATTCCTAGTAAAGTTAGTGATCAAATAAAACCGCTTTTAGCTCATCTAGGACATGACGTAGATGCAATGACATCAAGTGATGTTATGAACACATTTAGAGAAGTCTTGACAGACCCAGATAAATTTGGTGAACTGGAGATAGCTCTTAAGGAGAATGAGGAGGTTAGGAATCAGTTCGTTCAGGCACATGTTGCAATGGAGCAAGCGGAAGAAGAAGACCCTAGACTAGCTCATGCAGGACTACCGGGTTTTGGTGCCGAGGTCGAAGATTGGGGAAAGATACCAGATAGAGCAGCAGAAGCTACACAGAAAATACACGAGAGATATAGAAGGAAAAATCTTTCACCACGAAAACGTCAGGTAGAAGACTTAAAGAACGTTATGCATGGAGACTTCCATGAACATCTAGATAATCCTGATGATATGTCAGATAAAGAAATAAAGGAGATGTGGAATAAAGAGGTACGTGATCCGAAAGCTCGGACTGCTTCCTCAGCATCTGCAGGAGCAAAGCCTACAGAAAAAGATAAACCGAATCGTACTGCGGCTTTGGAACGATTAGCTCGATTACAGAATCCTGATTTGATTGGTGATGATGACGAGGTTCTTGATCAGGATGCAATGACCAGAGCCACTACAAAACTTGAGAGGCATTATGATCCGTCCGTTGGCTTTACTCTTAAAGATATTACAGATGCTGTAAAAGCTCAAACTAATTTAGTAGCTAACCAAGAAGCTCAACAAAAGCAAGAAAAACAGAATAGGGCTAGAGGAGTCGATCAAATAAGGGCTGTCGCTGAGTTCGAGGACAACTTTCCAGACCCAGATAAGTGGGCTAAGGAACATGATGGTGAAAAAATGAGTCCTGAAATGGCTAAAGAACATTTTAGAGAGTTAATAGACTTTCAACATCGAAAAGAAAATTTCCAGCATTTCGACCCGAAATCCGGAGACCCAGAAAATTTTAAAGCTTTAAGAGAGCGAGTACATGAGTATGCTAATCTGAATCCTTCGGCTGCTAGAGAGATTGCCGAGGAAATTAAGTCAGCACAACGTAATGGTATTGACTTAGGGTCAGATGAATTTCTAGCTCATGCTAAAGAATTAAAGGAGACTGTGGAACGTGACGAAAGAACCGCTTTTGCTAAGGCTAATCATAAAAATGAAAAACTTGCCCATGCCTTAGAGAATGGTAATTTCTCTAGAGGTTATGATAAAGATGGTAATGATGGGCATCGTGGGCTAGATCATAATGGTGATCCTGAACATGATACCTCAGAGATAAAGCATGAAGATGCTAAAGCTCCATTAGTTCATGCTGTGGATGAAAATGGGTATCCTGATGATAAATTACAACAACTAGTTAATGAAATACATGACGCTGAATTAGCTATACCTAAAGGTGATAGAGAACATCATGAAGCGGAAAGTAGTTTACGTGCGGCCCATGAGGCAGCTAAAGTGGATGAACATAAAAAAACTACAGATGCTCATACTGCAAATACTGCTGGACGAGATCGGAACTATGATGAGAATGACGCTAAATTTGATGCTGATATAGAGAATTCACATCAACGTCAGCGTGATGCGAATTATGCACGAGTAAGTGGTGAAGGGGACAGACAGAAAGTATTACTAGATAATCATAAGAAGCTTATAAATGAAGCTGTTGATGCTCATGAGCGTCAGTTGGCGCAACACGATGGCAAGATAAAAAAGAAACAAGATGAATATAATGCTTATCATCAAGATATTGATAAAGCAAATAAACAGCATAAAAAAAATGTTGGTGACGCTTCTGCAGATAGGATGAATGCTATTTATGAGGCAGAACAAAAAGCTAAAAAAGCGAGGTCTACAGCTAACGATCAACTTAATTCGATACTAGCCGAGCAGATAAAACAACATAATGAAGAAGTTGAACAGCATAACCAGCAAGGTATGGACATAGTTGTTAATGCAGACGCTAGTTTCGCTGATTTGGCAAAACAGCAGACAGGTCAACTTGCAAACTTAAGGAATAAGCTATCAAAAACTTCGGAACAATTCTATCAGAAGCAGCAAGATGATTCGAATGTTGCTGCAGCTAGGGGGGCTAGTCCGGAGTATTTAGGTAATTTGACGCAGCAACATAAACAAGAAGCTGCTGAATTTGATCGGGGTTCGCAGCAACAGGTAGCAGATTTACATCAGAGTCATCAAACTGAAATAGAAAAACATGCTAACAATCTTGGTCAAGAAGGTAAGGAGTGGACTCAAGCAGGAACTGATCTTCTTCTTAACCAGGCTGAAGAGAGACAGAAGTTAACAGATGATGGTCATGCTAGGATGGAACGTATAGATGCTGCCGTAGCACATACGGACGCTACAGCACGAAAAACTGAGAACGATGCTATTAATCAGTCTAGAGACATTCGTAACAAATCATTGCAAGAAGTTGCGGATGCGGCTGGACTTGAAGCTTTTATAGAAGACGATGGTGACGCTACAAGATTCGCAGATCAAATGAGACAAGAGCAAAGTTCTCATGAGACAGACTCAGCGATTATTCGTGAGCAAATTCAAACCGACCATGGAGATTATGTTGAAAGTAAACGGCGTGGTTTTAAGAGTGAACAAGGAAAAATGTTTGCCCAAGCGACTAGGGCTGGAGATGCATCCAATGAAGAGTTTGAAAAGGAACGTGAAGGTCATATAGTACGTAGACAACGAGAAAATCTGTATGTTACTAATGACTTTGAAATACTCAGAGATAAGATAGATAATTTACATGGTAAGCTTAAACGAGACGCTAAAAAGAATTTTAATGTTCAGAAGAAACGACTTGGTACAGATAAAAAAGTCTCAGATCAAGCCGCTTTAGAGAGAAAAGAGAGGGCACATGCCACATTAGACGAATATTTAAAGGATGATCCAGAGAAATTAGCGGCTATTAAAAAGAATCCTCAGCTAGGAGAGCATCAGGATAAAGTTCAGCAAGCCCATGAAGAGGCTGGCTCAGGGCCAACTGGCGAAAAAGATGCTAAGGGTGAAGATAAGAAGCCAGAAAAAACTCGTATGGTTAAAGACCCCAAAACAGAGGAGATGAAAAAGCAGTATTGGATTCCAGGTAGAGGTAAAGGTTGGGTAGACGAAGATACCTATAGGGCCTCTCATGGTCAGAATGCTGCTGCAGCTAAAAATAATAAACTGGTTATTTATCCTCAAGGCCACTTTGATGCAGGTCATGGACAAGAAGGTGATGAGGATTATAGGCCAATGTCACCACCAATGGCTGGACATGGTGCAAACATGTTCTCCATCCACACTCCTGATCATCCTGACGCAGGATTACATGATGATGAATTAGATCATGAAGGTGTTATGGGCAGCCATTTAGGTAATCAGCCCGGTATAACTGATCACGAAAACTTTACAGCAAATGGCGCACCATTTGAGGTAGACCTTGATTCTGTGGGTCTACGGGGTATGGCTGAAGCTGCTGGTAAAGGTAAGGGACAGGCCCGTGATCCTGAAAGTAAAAGAGAAAAAATTGGAAGACAGTTTGGTGGAGTAGAAGCCCAACGAAGGGCAGGAACTGGAGAATTTGCTGCATATGGACAAGCAGCCAAAGCAGTTGGAAGAAAATTTACGGGTGCTTTGGATTATGTAAATAGTTTACGTGGAGAACAAGGACAACGACAATCTGCTGTTCAACAGTTTGCATCCCGAATGGGAAGTGGTGATGGAGGTGACATAGGACAACATGTCGCAAATGCACTAAGAGGAGCTAGACAAAGAGGTAGAAAGGCACTGGGTGGAGTTTATTCCGGGGGATTCGCGCCTAAAAATGAACGCCAGGCAAAAGCAAAAGTAGAGCTATGGCGTAGACTACCAGGCTTTCTTAGAGAGATATATAGCCTAAGAAATCAAGAACATGCAAGACAACTTGATCATATAAGGGATATAGAAGATAGAAACGAACGAAAAAGTTCTATGGATCAATGGAGGGAATGGAGCAAAGGAATACATAGCGAGATAGAATCTAGACCAAAAATGTAGTTTGATTTTAATTTTTCTAAATAGTATAATAATATATAAGGATTCATTTCTGGAGAATCAATATGGGTTTAGTTGACATACAACAATATTATAAGCAACGACTTTTAAAAGAAGTTTCTATTGAAGAGAAGGCTGAACGAGAAGCTCGTGAAGAGGGCTTTGATGATTTCTCTGATGATAAAGCTTCAGGAATGCGTCGTGCCAGAAAGATTATGGAAGCTATTCAACGCAAAGAATCTTATACTGAGGCTTTAGATGAGAAATTTGAAGAGTCTATTGAAAAAGGAACTTATGCACGAAGAGATACAGCGGCTGTAGCTACCGCTATTGCTCAACGACAGGGAGAGACTGATTTTAGCACTGGGAATAAGAAAACTGGTAAAGCGGTAGGACGAGGAGCTAGAGTACGTGATACTATTGCTGCTGCTATAGATGCTAAACATGGGCCGGGAAGTTACCCCGGTACAGCTAATTGGAAATATGATGAAGGAAAAGACTCTGGTAAAGGTAAAAAAGAAAAAGCTATACAAAGTATGTTGAAGGCTTTTCCTCCAGAATTAGCTTCTTTAATGTCTGCTGCTGCAGGATGGGCATTAAGTAGTGATGTTGGTAGAGTAGGTCAAATGACTCCCGAACAAACTAGTGAATGGGAAAGAACCTTATCTGCTGCGGAAAGGAGAAATTTAGAACGAACCTTAAGAAGTAAAATGCGGAGGAAATCTGCAGATACATCTTTAAATAAAGATGCATTTGAGTCCTTACAGTCTCGTTATGAGGATTCTACAGATACTTATATTAAAAGAACTCCTCTAATTAATATGTTAGAGAAAGACCATTCTACTATTCCTCCACGACAGGGTTTACAGTGGGATGCTGTAAAACACAGATGGACACGACCTGAAAATATAGGCCATACAGTTATTGAAGTTCAGGGTAAGAAACGTATACGAGGGACAGGTACAGGGGCACACGAGAGAACTGTGGGTGGTCATGGATCAGGAAAAGTACGGCGAGTGGAATTTGGACGACGGTTTAAGGGAGCCTCAGATGCCGGTGTCATTAGACCACATGAGAGTAAAGGAACATCTAAGTATATAAAGCCGAGAAAGAGGTAAGGAGGATGTAATGGTTAGAAAAGCCGTAACAACTACAAAGACAGTAAAAAAGAAGATGGCGCAACAGCCTGTAGAAGTTTTTAATGAAAAACCTATTGAAAAGAATAGCGATATACCTAAACGATATTATATACAGGTTTGGAAAAAGATACAGCCTAGCGATGTTCGTTTCGATGAGGTTGTTGGTACCCTTTATTGGTCTGATGTTAAACAAGATATCATAATAGAGAGTCTACATAATAATTATTCTTCAGAAATTGAAGATTTGTTGAAAGGAGATTTAGCTTTATCTAATGGAGTGTTCGTTTCTCGTAATGAAGCTCCAAAAGAATGGGTTAAGAATGTTCCAAAAGCAGCCTTGGGTTATGGTTTTTATGCTACTTCGTATATGGAGATAGTTGATGAAACTGAATAATTTTTTTAATAAGTCTAATAAACAAAATAAGTCTAATTCTAAAGTAATTTCGTTTGTTAATGAAACTCAAAACAATGCTTGGAGGGCTGAAGTACAAAGATTACAAGATGAATTAGATAGATTAAAGACTGTGGATGAAGAACGATCTCTTTTTAACCAGAGAATGCAAGCCGCAGAGATTCAACTTCATGAGACACTGGAACGAGAGATCGTTGGACAAGCGCATAAAACTTTATTAGAGGAGGAAGTTAAACAAGGGGGAGTTTTAAAAACTAGAAACTACGAGTTGGAAAATGAGTTAAGAGATATTAAAGGACAACTTGGTATCAAAGAAAGTTATTTAGAACAAGCTGCACATAATAATCTAGAATTAAATAATCGAGTTGGTGTATTAACAGAGCAAGTTGAGGAAAGTTCACAGATAGAAAGAGGTTTAATACGAGGATTGGAAGAAACTATTCAGGGATCAGCAGCGAATAAACACGAACTTCAAGAAACTCAGAGCAGGTTTTCGGCAAGTGAAGTAAAATTAAGTGAGGTTACAGAAAATTATGTTAACCTAAAGACTGATTACAGTAAACTTAATACGGTTGCGGAATATTGGAGAAGGGTTTCAGAAACCGTGCAAGCTGAAAATGATGATTTAGAACAGACAAGTGCGATATTACAACAATTGCAAAAAGATGTTAAAGTGGAAAGAACTCAACAAAAAGGTATAACTAAGATACAAAAAGGTGCAGTAGAAAAACTACAGGGACAATTAACTGTTGTGACTGAAGCATTAGAACATTTAACTTTTAAAAATAGGTATTTATTGAGTTTGGTTTCTTCTTTGCGTAAAGAAGCAGCAAAACCTCGATATTTATCTATGAGTTCTATAGCTCAGAAGGAAGGATTTAAGATGCCTTTTGGAAAGGACAATATAAGAAAACAATTTTTGGGTACTTCTTCCCCTACATTATTGAAGTTTAAAGTAAAGGAGGACGGAAATGACAACTAGACCGTGGAGACAAGAGATAGAATTGTTACAGAATTATCCAAGACATAAGACATTTACATATACAACTAGTAGTTCAAGTGCTGAAACTGCTGTAGATGTTTCAGCGTCAATGGAAGAATGTAACAAAGTATCTTTTATTGTGGAAACAGCGGATGCTTACATCGAATTTGATGGAGATGCTACAACATCATCTATGTTAATTCCTGCTAACGAAGGGTATTTTGATGATTCTGTTTATGTAGGATCAAAAATAAGTATTATTCGTTCTGGTAGTACGAATGCTCGAATTCGAGGAATTATTTGGGGGAGGTAACTAAATGCCTATTACTGGGTTAGACCGAATGCCGGGTTCTGGCTTAGCTCGTGGAACCCTATTTGATAAAGAATTAAATACTCCTGCCATCGAAGTTATAACTGCAACCGTTACTGGTTCTATTGTTCTTGAGAAGGATGGCGAGAATAGCTATACGATTGCTTGGACACAACCAAGTGGTGCGGATAGAATTTTGTCTATTCCAGCATTAGGTGCTGCTGATACATTTGTCTTTCTTACAGCTACTCAAACGATAACTAATAAAGCATTTACAGGCGTAACCGACTTTGATATGACCTCTGGTGATAAAACTATTTTAGATACTATTGGTTCTAATAGTCTTACAATAGGTGCTGGCGGTACAACTGTTATTATTGCCGGCAATCTAACTGTTTCAGGAACAACTACGACTGTTAATACGACAACCTTAAATATAGCTGATTCGCTGTATGCACTAAATACGGACGAAACTGGAACTCCATCACAAGATGCTGGGTTTGTGGTTGAAAGAGGTACGTCAGCTAATGTCGGTTTTATGTGGGATGAATCAGCAGATGAATTTGTTATTATAAATACCGCTGAGACAGGATCAACTGCAGGTAACGTTACTATTTCCAGCTATGCAAATTTTCAAGCTGCTAATATAGCAGGAACTTTAACTACGGCGGCACAAGGAAATGTGACTTCTCTGGGAACCTTGACAGCCCTTACCGTTGATGATGTTAGTGTGGATGGTAAAGTAGTAACTATGACAGGTTCTTCTGGAGATACTGCGGTATTTACAGTTGGGACTAATGGAACTCTTTCTATAGTCACTACGGACACAGCCGCAGCCGCAGCTAATTTACAGATAACTGCTGATGGAACAGTTGACATAGATTCTGTAGGAGTCTTAACTCTTGATTCTGGTGCCGCAATAAATCTAGAGCCGGCAGCAGGATCAGCTATCTTATTGGACGGTACTATAAGTGTAGATGCTGGAGTAATTACTGGAGCAACTTCTATTACATCTACAGCATTTGTTGGAACGTTATCAACCGCAGCGCAGGGAAATGTAACTTCTCTTGGAACGCTGACAACTCTTACTATCGATAATATTAATATTAATGGGAATACTATTATTAGCACAGACAGTAATGGTGATATTACATTAACTCCAGATGGAAGTGGTGAAGTAAATATAGCGGCCGGTAATTTAAATTATGCTGGAACCGCCATAACCGCTACTGGAGCAGAGCTTAACTTACTTGATGGTGGTACAGTTAGAGGAACGACTGCTGTTGCTAGTGGCGATGGTATTGTGATTAACGATGGTGGCACAATGAATATGACCAACGTAGATACTGTTTCTACGTATTTTGCAAGCCATAGCGTTGGCGGTACTAATATTGTCACAACTGGAGCATTAGATGCTGGCTCAATTACTTCAGGATTTGGGGCAATTAATACTGGGTCTAGCAATATCACCACAACTGGTACAATTACATACGGAAATTTGTCTGACGGGTCTATTTCAGTGACGGCGTGGGTAGATGAAGATGATATGAGTTCTAATTCAGCTACTCTTATACCTACACAACAGTCTGTAAAAGCCTATGTTGACGGTTCTGCTCAAACTATGGGAGACGGCTTTGTAATTGAAGACGATGATGGAACAGAAGTTACTATAACTGAAAATAAAGAGATGAAAATAATAGGGTCTGGTGTAACTATTAACTGGACAGATACCAGTACTGGTAGTGATGGTGACCCCTATGACCTCACAATTACAGTGGATGCAGCCCAAGGTAATATCACCTCGCTGGGTACGCTAACAGCCCTAACCGTTGATGATGTAGTTGTTGACGGCAAAGTCATTACGATGACAGGTGATACTAGTGATACCGTTGTGTTTACTGCTGGAACGAACGGCACTCTTTCGATAGTCACTACAGATGCAGGAGGAGCCGCTGGAAACATCCAGATCACTGCTGACGGTACGGCGGAACTAGCTGGGACAACGGTCACGCTGGACTCAGCGGCGGACATTGAACTAGAGGCCACCGATGACATCAATGTTCCTTCGGCTGTTGGCCTAACCTTCGCGGACGACGGCCAGAAAATTGAGAGCGATGGCACCGATTTCACGATAGCGTCAGGGGCCAAGTTGAACCTGACTGCCACGAGCGATGTGCATGTTGCCAACGGCACGGGCGTTGTGGTCGGTCACACGGCGCAGGTTTCTAGTGGTGGCGGTGGGGACGCTCCAGAGGTGCAGATCCTGGGCACGGCTGGGCCGGACTCCTCCTTGCAGATAGGCAGGTGGAGTGCCAACGCATCAGGCCCACAGTTGCGGTTCTTGAAGAGCCGTGACCCAGCAATCGCCGACGGCTCCTTTGCCATCGTAGTTGATGGTGACGATTGTGGGCAAATCGCCTTCCTCGCTGATGATGGCACCGATTTTGGCTCTACCGTAGCGGACATTCTGGCTGAGATAGACGGGACGCCAGGGGAGAATGACACCCCTGGACGTATACTTTTCCGCACAACTTCGGATGGGCAGCAGGGAGTCACCGAGCGGATGCGTCTCGACAACGGCGGTGTCCTGCTACTTAACGATACAGCCACAGCAGACGTAACCACCGGTATCTGCATCAACCAGGCAAGCGCCGACGATGGGATGCTCGTCTTTAAGTCTTCCGATATCAACCATGCGTTCACCGATTTAGTAGAAGCCGATACCGCAGGGATCATTACTAAGGCAAACGCAGCCGAGGGCGGCATCCTCATTGATGGATTCACTGAGGTTGGTGCCCGGGACGCGGTGCATATCCGCGGATCGGTTACCAGCGAAGATACCTCGAAATCCATATCTAGGTTCGGCCCGATTGTTCTCAGCGGTGCTTATCTGGACGGTAATACTAGAGGGGATTTGCCTAGCGATGCCAATATCGTGGCTATCAGGAACAACGGTACGACTAGGTTTCTATTCGATGCTGAGGGGGACAGCCATCAGGATGTTGGGACGGCCTGGACAAATTTCGATGACTACGATGACGTTGGTCTACTCCACGCGTTGGCTGCAGGGGTCAGCCAAGAAGTTGATCCTATTCGTGCCCAGTTCGGCCAGTTGCTCGATGATCACCGAGAGTTTCTGGAGGAGCATAAGCTCGTCACCTTTAACGATGACGGCCATCATTTCATTAACTGGAGTCGCACCAACATGCTGGTCATCGGCGCAGTTCGGCAACAGGCAGAATATCTTGCGGAGTTAGGGGCAAAGCTTGAAATTGCAGAGCGGAAGCTTGCAGCCCTGGGAGTAGCATAATGGCAGGTATTACGGCTCCACTAACGACCGCTATGAAAGTCGATGCGAAGGCGGCTCTTGCGGCTCTTGGGCGCACGGGCACCTCGTATTCAGCCCGTGAACTGCGTCACTTTGTAATCCAATGGCTCGTCAGTACTGGCTTGAGCAAGAACCAAGCAATTGCGTCATCCACAGGGCAACGGTGGTTCACGGTCGGGGCGAACGTGATCGATGGTGTTTTTGCCAGTGTGACCAACGCTCAAATCAACGTGGAAACTGGATTGGATTAGTATGGCCGAACAACTATTGATAGGTGTTGGTCTGGCTGAAATATTTAGAAATGTACAAAATGTGGTATAATATAGAGGGCTCAAAGTAAGACTAAGTATAGTTAAGGAGGAAAGTATGGTAGAGGTGGATATACAAGCCGATTTGAATATAATAAATGATCAAATAACAAAGATGGTGGAGGAACTAAATAAAATAACAGTGACTAGGGATCAAATGATTCAACAGATTCAAAATATAAATGGTGTAGCTATGTATCTAAGAGGAAAACTTCCCCAAGAACAACAAAAACAAGGTGTTGCGGAGGTAGAGACCTCTGTTAAAGATACTAGTGTGGAAGAGGATAACATTACTCGAAAAGTTGAATATCCTTAAGTAATGGAGAATATAAATGGCAGGAATAGGCTGGGAATTTAAAAAAATATTTAATTGGGATGGCGTAGGCACATCTAGTAGTGATTATACTGATGTAACTTTCGAGGCACAAACTCCAGCAGGAACACCCTTTACACTTTTTAATAGTAGTGCCCATTATCTCTATTTAGGACATAGCCAAAAATTTGATATGGCTATGTTTGATGTAGATACGGCTGGAAGTTTGGGTGCCTTAACATGGGAATATAGTAATGGTAGTAATTTCACAGAATTTATACCAGCCTCAGCTAGATTTGCTATAGACCCAGATGATAATGAGGGTACGCAATACGCATTCGATAAAGATGGGGCTGAAATATTTCCAATGAATTTGTTAGAGGATTGGGCAACATTAACTATAAATAGTTCAAACATATATTGGATTAGAGTTACAGCAGCTAGTGTGTCAACTGCACCTACAATTAAAAGAATTCAATGTAGACCTTTTGCGATATATACTACGAGTAAACTTGTCTTTGAATTATTGCAATTAAAAAATGTAACAGGAACTACGGATTTTACAACTAGTACGATTCCTTCTAAAGAAACAGTAGATTTCTTTATCAATGAATCGCAAGCTTATATTGATATGAATACTCGCAAATCGTGGAGACCAAATATAGTCTATGATGAGTATCACGAATTTAATTTGAATGGATTTAAACTTGAGATGCCAAATGCTCAACGTGTTCTAAGTGTAAAAGTTTGGAATGGAGCAAGTTGGGACGCAAAAGAACAAGGAAGAGCGAAAGATTTTTTCTTAGTACCAACTACAGGAATGGTTCAATTTAGTCGGTACTTTCTTTTACCAGCTAGATTTACAAGTTACAATGCACCAGTGTGGAGATGGGGTGGGGGAGAATTTACAATGCCGGTTAAAGTAACGTATTTAGCTGGACGAGATATTAATACAGATATTGTACAGGCTGGTATAATTCAGGAAGTCTGTAAAAAGATGGTTGCTATAGATGTGATGCGAAATGCAGATTTCGGAAACACAGTTGTTAGTGGTATGGATAGAGTTAGTATGGAATCTAGAATTCAAGGCTGGCAGGAAGAAATTGAGGATAGATTGGACTTCTTGACAGCGTTTGAGGTATTTTAAATGCCTACTGAGCCAGTTCCTATAAATGAATTTATTGTAGAATTGGAAGATCAGTGGACATACTCAAATGTTTCTGGCACCTCTGCAAAACCGGCTTTTGTAGAAGTTACAGGTGCTAGTGAACCTATGAGATTTGATTTAAATTATAATGATCATTTTGTGGGTAGGGCCGGAAGTCCAGCAATAGAGGAAGAGCCTATAGGAAACTGGAAATATGGGAATAGAACATATAATTTAGATATAGAGGTGTATACATTAACTAGTAGACAGAGACTGTATGATTTAGTAAGAGAATTACGCCGTATTTGTCATAGTAGAATACATTCTTTGACTAATTTTCAACGGCAAAGGTTTGTCAATTTTCAAGAATTAACACAGGAACAAGCTAATGTCTGGGCAGGAACCATAACTGTAACATTAGAAAATAATGCGATTTTATTAGAAACTTAGTTGTTTAATAGTATAATATATAAGAAGGTCTTTATGAGGGAGGGCAATCATGGCAATTTATAGGTCTGATCAGGCAACAGTCACCTTTGCACCAGAAGTGGGGCAGGGTGGCTATATGGAAGCGGGAGACTCTGCTTCGTTTGCAAGTACTGGTCTTGGCATTTCTACGGCAGTAAAGCCTGGAGACAGGACAGTTACTTTAACTGGTGCGTTTAATCCAAGCAGCGGAGCCAATCTTAAAACATTTATAATAATAGGAAACGATACTTATCTCAGTGGCCCTAAAGAGATGCGTCGAGTCGTTGCAGGATTTAACACGGCTACAGTAACTGTGGATACTCCATTTGGTTTCCCCCATCCAGCAATTAGTGCTGCAGCGAACTTGGTCGAATATCTGAATACTGCAGCCGATGCTACAGCAGACACTGTTACGACTGACGATAAAGGTAAATTTATTACGTGGCTACCGGGTGTCTACGAGTCAGTTGATTGCCCTGACCCAGAACAAGCCTTTGAGCCGCGTTATATTCTAGGAAATCTAACGAATCGAAACTTCTACCAGATGTATGCAGGACAGGAAACTCTGTCTGGGTCTATTGGTGGAATGATAATGCTCAATGGTTTTCCTCTACGGTTTCCTGTTGGTAGAGTTGTAACAACTCCTGTAACCGGAGGTTCTGACACAGGATTTCAGCTAGACGGGGCTGCTAAAGCTGGAGATACTTTTATACATGTTGATCGAGGGGCTGGAGCCGCTTCTATAGCGGCAGGGAGTTATGTATTGCTTGGTGTTCCCGATGGTAAAACAGCACCTAGTGGAAGTTCCCATGATCAAGCTGGAGCTAACGGTATTCATTCGGGTACGACGTTTGGCGTTGCTGCGGGTGACAAAGTAGTGTATGAAATTAAACAGGTTGTAACTGCAATTAGTAGTTCTGCTGACGCTACTCTGCATATTTGGCCCCCACTAACATATGATCATGTAGATGACGAGGATGTATATGCTGTTACGGTAAGTGCTTCTACAGAGTTCTTACATTCGATTTATGAACAGGTCGCATTGACTCCTGTTACTTGGAACGTATCTATTGTAGATGATGCCAATACTAATATATGGCAACGAAGATATGTAGGTGGGAAGATTGGTAGTATGACTCTATCGGCTGAGGCCGGAGGACTTTTAACAGGCGGTTGGGACGGAGTGAACTTCCTAGATATGGTACATAATGTAAAATCTCATCCATCATTGCCAGCAAACCAACCAATGCCTAGATATACATCAATGCAAAGTATTACGTCTAGTAAAGTAGGAAAATATAATAGTAGTGGGACATTTGACAGACCTTCCACGGCACCATATTATTTCTCGCAGGGAGAAATAAGGATGTTTAATGTAGCCGCTGCTAGTGGAACAGCACTGGCTAGATTACAAAGCTTTAATTTATCTATTAGTAATAGTCCTGAACCTAAATATTATGTAGGGGCACAATATGACGGTAGAAGGGCACCTAAAGAGCAGTTTGAAGGAAACCGAGAGTATACTATGTCTGCTACTCTAGCAACCAATGATTCTGTTAATAAGGGCACTGAAGATGTTGCTGATCTATTTAGAGAGTTGTTATTGGCTGGTGATTATCGAGGTGGTACTGCCTTTAAAGGCTTTGGTATAGAATTAACATTTATACGAGACTTAGCTACTCTTAATGAATCCACAGAAAAAGATTATATCAAGATTACTATACCAAATGATGGTACGGCTGCCCAAGGAGGAAACGAACAAGGAGCGTTTATCAGAACTGCTCCACATCATTTAGGTGATACAAATCCAATTTCGGCAGATGCGGATATTGTATTTAGGAGTATGAAAATAGACATTAGGGATTACGAACCGATATATCCATAGAAGGAGGACATATGACAGTAAGTAGTGAAAGTAAAGTAAAGGCGGTATTTGATTATAACAAATATTTAATATCACATGATCCAGAAATACGAACTCTTGAAATTTCCGGAACTGGCGAATCCTTTGAAGTGTCAGTAAAACAAATTTCGTGGAGTAAACGAAATCAGATAATTTCTAAGAATCTTCATTGGGATAGTACAGGAAATACAAGTTTTAGTGCTGATGGTTATGTAAGAGATTGTTTGAAGGAGATTATAGTAGAGGCTCCATGGGGACGAACCACGGAAACTCTTCTTCTTTCTTTTGATGATCGGTTGGGAACGGCTTTAGAAACTCTCGTTCCTAAAGCTTTTGGTGAAGGTGTGGATGATACAATAGACTCAGGAGTAATAAAAAAAGAGCAATGACATATTTGAGGGGAGTGGCGAACCCTCATGATCCAACAGAAGCCCTGGTGTTTTCATATTGGATAGTTGTAGTACAATTATTAAAACAGGGGATTCCGTGGGAGGCTATACAAAAATTTTCTGAAGAAGAGATTATTTTTCTTTTGGGGGTGCTTGCGGCATTTAGTCAAAAGGACGAAGAAGATCAACAGAGAGCCATGGCTGCAGCCCATTAAAAGGAGTAAATTATGCCAGCAGCAACACAAGTAGACGTTTTATTAAAATGGAACGGTGGCGGGGGCAGGTCTGGCCCAGACGCATCCGGTACCGGTTCTAAACCTGCTGCCAAAGATACTGACAAGGGAGAAAAACCATCTGTCGATACTCCCATATTCAAGAAACTGCTTGGTGGTGTCGGGAAGTTTGTTAAAGGTCAACTAGGATTAAACTTTGGTGTTGGAGCCTTGCTTAAGCAGTCTCAGATATTCACTAGCACAATTGGTGTTATCTTCCAGCTACTTGGCGCATTAATTGACGTTATGTTAGCTCCCTTGCTTCCTATGGTTATGCCTCTAATACGTTGGTTAGCTAAGGGAATTCCATTAATGCAGCGGCTTATGCAGAACTGGATTGTTCCCCTAATAACGGGTATTTCTGAGGTACTGAAGTCAGTGTGGGCGTGGGTCGACGGCTTTTTGTCTACGTGGGATGGAAGTCTAGAGATGCTTCTTGGGCCAGAAGGTATAGGTGGTTTAACAGATAAGTTTAGGGATTGGTGGAAGAGTACGGCTTCTCCGTGGCTTGGAGAGACACTTATAGATGTAAGGGATTCTATAGGACAAAAAATAGTCGATATATGGGAGTGGTTTAAAGGAACTGATACAAGAGTTAAAGGATGGATTATAGCATTCTTTATTACTCAAACTGGTAGATTATTAAAATGGTTGGTGACGCTGCCGGTCTTTTTGCTTAAACTACTATTTAAGATACCGGGTTTCTTAGTTAAGATGACAAGTGGGCTAATCAAAATGATGTTTCCTTTTTTTGGTGGTATATTTGTAAGAGCTATTGGGGCGGTAAGTGGTTTCTTTACGAGTCTTGGTGGAAGGATAATAACTCCTATAAAGAAACTTCCGGAACTTATTTATAAGGGAGCCTTAAGTTTAATTTCGCTGATAATGAAGGGTCTAGGTGGAGTATTAGGAAAACTACCCTTTATTGGTGGTAAACTTGAAAAGATGCTTGGTGGTGTCTCGAAACTAGTTACTGCTGCTAAAAATCCTAAAGTATTAGCAAGTTCTATAGGTAAAGTATTGGGTGGAGGTAAACTTCTTACTGCACTAGGGGGAGTTGCTAAACTGACTAAAGCTATTCCAGTAGTAGGAGCCGTGGCTACAGCAGGATTTGGAGCGTATGAAGTTAGTAAAGCAGTTGCTTCTGGTGAATATGCAAAAGCAGGGGCACTAGCAACTAAGACGGTAATCGCTACAGGATTAACAGGTGTTGGCTTGTCTGGGTTAGGGTTAGCAACAGATGTTATAGGAACTCTGGCAGCGAGTCAGATAGGTAAGAAAACTAATGGAGCCGTACAAGCTATTAATGGGGGTGGTCTTCCAGGCTCTCCCCCCGTAGCTGGAGGAGACCTTACAGTAGCCTTGACTATAAATAACAATAGTGCTGCGGGGGTTACCCAAGAGCAAGTAACTCATGACCTGAAGGTGAAGGTTGCGGAAGGGGCAAGAATCGAAAATGAATTTGGCAATGAACTTTAGGAGATAAGAAATGGCCGAACCAGAAATTTCAGTATTATTAAGAACATGTAGTCATGAAGATATACCTAGTACTCCTACTACTACTCTATTTGGATATGCTTTGAAATGTGACAATGTGTCTATTAGCTATGCGAAAACGCCTATTCAAATTCCTATCCCTCAATCATCACCACAATTGATTGATATTGGGGTATATAGACCATCTGTCAGTTTATCTGGTGTGATAGATACTATCGGTGGAAATACCTCTGAGACTACTTCGGGTTTTGAAGGAATGTCTTCATTCACGTATACTAGAGTATCAGGTTATGGAACTCAGAGTGATACTCCTGCTAAAAAATATTTTATACCATATAAAAATAAGATAGAGGATTTTGTAACAGGAAAGATATACAGTGAGGAAAGTCCCTTAGAGTTAGAATGGGGAGATGCTTCCTTTCCTGTTTATGCGTCTTCAACCCATTCAACAGGGGGAGCAGTATATGAAGTAGCATTACAACAGTGTAGATTACAGGTTGATGCAACAAAAGAAGATAGATATACTTTTAGTATGCAGTTTGTTGTGACGAGCCGAAAGGATAGTTAATCATGGCAGTATCTATAGTTGAGTATTGGGATGGTGATTCTTGGGAACAAGCAAACACTAATGCTAGTGTAAGTGCGACTATTAGAGTAGATATTGTTGATAAGTTAGGCAATCCAAGAGTTGCGAATATTACGTTAATGAATCCATCTGCCGAGCCTTTTGGTTCTGGTTCTGATAGATATGGCCCATTAACTGGCGTGTTTTCAGATTTTACTCCTGTAAGAATTATTGAAAGTAATTCTAAAGTAGTGCTTTTTGCTGGTAAAGTATATTCATCTAACCAAGAGTATGATAAAGCTTTTGGACAGGTTATTAAAGTCTATGCTAGGGATAATCTTGCTGAATTAGCGGATATACCTACAGACGATAAAACGAAGTTTATAAGTAGTGATAGTACTGTTAATACAAGAAGCGAAATGATTCAGAAAATAATCCGTGATTCAGCTTCTGATCCACACAGTTCTTCATTAATGATTAGTACAGCTAATATTCTTACCAATGACACACAAAAATTTGAGACTAGTGGAAAAACATTATCTACAGGAACAAAATTTGATGTTTCTTCTATGGGAAAACAGGGCTTAAAAGTTATAGCTGAAATAGCTAACAATGATGCACATGAAACTTCTAGTCCTGTGAAAGATTTTGGATATGATTATTATGTAGATACTCAATTTGAATATCCAGGTGGATCAGATAATCCAGCAGCAGACTTTAACTATTTTAAACGAGGGACTAGAACAACTTTTGAAAGTACTGCATCTAATTTTAAAGGATTAACAATTGAATATCCAGTAGTTGCTTTTACAAAAACAGGTATTAAAGTACCCATGCTTCCAGATTATGATTTTAATAAACCCTCAAGCGATATGTATACCGGCGCAATTGTAGTTTTGAGAAGTGATATTAAAGATGCTGATGGAGCAACCTTTGATCATAACACTGCTCTTGAATTCGAGGTTCTAGAAGGTACACCTAGTGCTGCTTTTATTCATGCCGATCCTACTATTAGTACATCTGCATGGGAAGGGAAAAAATTCGCACGAGTTGGAGATGTATCTACTCCTGCCCTTAAGTTCGCTGATTATCTATGGAAATTAGGGGTGAACACAGATACAACTGCAAATCTAAATGGTGCTATTAATGACAGTGTTACAACACTAACTATTGAGGAAACCGGGACTGCTGGTGATGCTGCCTTTAAAACTGGTCAAATAATAATGATAACTACTGGCGGCAACTCAGAAAATATGTATGTTACTGCTGTAAATAGTAATACTGAAATAGAAGTTATTAGAGGATGGGGAAGTACTCATTCTGATTATTCAGTAGCAGTGGCACATGATGACGATGATACTATATATAGACATCCTATAGTAGGTAGGCTACAATATCAAAGCACAAATTCTGGTGCTGGGTATATTCTTATTTCTTTTGAAAGAGATACAGTTAGTGATGTTTCGATTAATACACAGAAAAAAGAGTTTGAGAGCATTGCTACCGGGAGTAGTGAGATTACTTTAACGAATGGTAATCAACATTTTGACTTTACTCCATCTACTGGTAGACCCAAGGTAAACTACGGAATAAATAGACCTTTAAGAATTACCGGTAATGATATTAAAAATGTGGATGCTGCACGAGAACGAATAGCGTCATCTTTATCTAGAGTTAAATTGACACGGACTGAATGCGTAGTAAGTACGCTACCTCCTCCGTTTACCTATCTTGCCACTGGCGTTGCTTCTATCACTTCTGGTACTGTTGTAGTATTGGATGATAATGCATATTTATATGGGGCACGAATAGGAATGACAATAGCTAAGGTAAATTCTGCTGGTGTTGTAACAGCTTATGGTTATATAACAACTATTAGTGGGGCAACTGTTACGACAGCACGGGGATTAAATACTGGAAGTTGGTCAGGTTATGACGGAGATATTAGAGTTTATATTCCTGTTAGAGCAGGACATTATATACGGGTTAACAACATATTAGTTAATTTTGAAGGATATATGTTTGTTCAGGAAATAACCTATACAGAACAAGCTGGGGCGCAATTAACTATGTATAAAGGTACAGGAGTTAATACTGCTGGAACTAATTCTATAGGGATTGGTACTACCTATTCAATAGTAACCGCTATTGAAGGAGAGGCACAGAAATATCCTAGAATTACGAATGTGCCTATGGGAGGGTTGGGCTGGACGTTTAGACCCACTTCTACTACTGATACAGCATCCTTCTCACCTACGGATAGAATTACCATTGCATGGACAGGTGGGGAGTTTATTATTGGAGGAATGAAGAGGTATAAAATAGTTGCCGGTAATAGTGGTGGTCTGGTTACCACAGAGGATTCTAATACAACTTTTCCATATCTCCATAAAATTGTTTTTGATCCAGATCAAACACCAGATTCTAATGGAGCTTTTACATTTGAAGTATTTACAGAGCAAGCTGGTGTTACATCTGGAGTAACTACTTTTTATCCTGATATGGATTATATAATCTTAGGCCATTGTAGGGCAGCGAAAACTTCTACTGGTTTGGCAACCCTAATTTTTGATGGTACAGGCACAGGAATGTTTGGTGGTAAAAGTGGAACTGGTGAGGATGCTTTTTCCGCAGCCTTATTTAAGAAGAGTTTACAACCATATACAACCAATATGAATCTTTTTGTGGGTAATAGTTCTGCAGCTAATAAACAAAGATATATTCATGCGACTGCTGGTGTTGCTGGGACTAGTACAAGCGGAACCATTAGTTTTGCTGATAATACGACTATTGCTCTAGAATATAATAATTCACTTGATTTAGGTACGGTAGATAATACTGTTTATTATATATATTATAAATTAGTTAATTCAGGTAATACTGAAACGTCGGATTTTACTGATGTTGATGCTGCTGAAATAGAACGTACTACTACTTATAGTGATGCTACCTCTGATTCTAGAGGACTATTAGCTATTTGTAGTACTGGTGATGTATCTGAACTGGATGAAATAGCTATTCAAGCATTCCACGGTAAAGGACAGAATATTACTGCTGATGTTATTGCAGCTAATGCTATAACTGCTGAGGCTATTAAAACCGGTTCATTAAACTCACATACAATAACTTTAACAGGTAGTGATGGTCTGATTAAAACTAGTCCTACAGTTAATGACGGTAGTGGTACAGACCAAAACGGTCTTATAATCAGTAGTGCAGGAGGTATTGTGGGGTATGCAGCAGATGGTACTGTGAAATTAAATATTGCCGCTGGCACTGGATTAATAACTGCCACAGATGTAACTCTTACTGGAGCTATTACTGCTACCAGTGGAAGTTTTCTTAATTCTACTGGGAGTACCGGTAATAATAAATCTGTAACGATTGACTCTGGATTTATCATACTCAATAACGATACTAATACCGTAGGGTCGGGTATTCGATTT